GTCAGGACTGGGATGAGAAATTGTTTACATTAAAAACCGGGTGGATCGACGAGGACTGGACGGCCCACACCGAAGACGGCTACGTCCACGACCTGATGGTCTTGGCCATCCTGACCCGTGTCCGCTACAAGAGGTTCGGCTACCTGTTCTATCCCGGCTACGAATCCATCTTTTGCGATACCGAGTTCACCGAGGTCGCTTACGGCGAAGGCCGGGTCATCAATGCCAAGCACATCCCCATTGAGCATCTTCACCCGGACTGCAACAAGCGCCCCCGCGACGAAGTTGATCTGGTCCACGCCAGTAAAGAGCGGTGGAATCGGGGAGAGATGCTGTTCAATTTCCGCAAGCACCGCAATTTCCCCAACGACGTGAAGGGCGCGGTCAAGGCCGAGGCGGCACGCCCAAGCGCGGACTACAGCAAGTTCGCCGTCTATACGCAAGCGACCCGTGACGACCTTTGCCTGCGGGAAGTGGTCAAACGGCTGTTTGACGAGGGTATCCGCAACTTCTTTTTCTGCATCCCGGACGAATATTGGTCGGGCAAGTCCACACCCCAGGGCGACATCCAGCAGGTGCTCGACGCCGCCGAGTGGCTGCGCTCCTTGGGTGCCAAGGCCCTGGCCAAAATCTTCTGCGTGTCCGATTACCGCTTCGCGGGCGACAGCCGGATCGCGGTTGAGACGCGGGTTCGCAACGACAGCCTGGCCTGGGTGCGGCAGAACGGCTTCAATCAAATCTGCGTCGTGGATAGCGACGAACTGTGGCAGATTGGTTCTCTGGCACTCATAAAGGATATTGTTGACAAAAGCAACCCGCTGGCAATCTCATTGCCGATGATCCCGGTGGTGGGCTTTCCGGGCTACCCGATCCAAGGCGCGACCGACCGGGTGATTTCCTATGTCGGCCAGAGCTGCGTCTTCCGCGATTGCCGGACGCCCATCGGCCAGGTTTACAACGAAAACCGGGTCATCGTTTACCACTTCACAAGCACGCGCCGGACGAAAGAGGAAACCAGGGAGAAGCACGTCCAGAGTGGTCACTTTGACGATCCGCTTTACGATTTCGAGGAGTTTTTGAACAAGGTTTTGCCTAATATTCGTCCCGGCTATGTCCACAATTATCCCAATGGACCAAAAGGAATCCATTTTTTTAAGAATTACCAGATATGGCCCGCTGTCCGATCTTGGTCGAAACAAGAATGGGAAAGCATACCTGAAACGATCCATCCGTATATGGGTAAACTTTGAGTGTATTTAGGGCAATATGTGGAAAAGACCGACTGGTTATTTTAAGAAAAAAGCGAGGTTGATTGGTAAACTCAGCCGAAAGCAAATTGGCCGTCTTTATGGCTACGGTTTGTCAGCCCAGGAAATCGCTAAAGTCGATGGAACCGCAAAACCATCCATTTTAAGCGTGCTCAAGATGTTGGGAATTAAGCGGCGTCCTCCTCGACGCAAGAAAATTCACGGTGCGGTCTTTGAAGCAGCGAAGTTTGGTGTTTCTGGCCAGACTTATTTAAGGTTCTTAATTATTAGAAAACTGGGAGCCGCGTGTTCCGTTTGTGGAAATACAGATGTGCGGGTTCTTGCGATCAATCATCTTAAGGACAAGAAGCGAAAATTATCTATGGGTGAACTGACTCTAATTTGGTTGGGTAAGAAACAGGATGTTGATATTCGCTGTCATAACTGCAATGCGCTTTACGAGTATGAACGGGGCAAATTTGTCAACCATCAAGGGATGATTAAGCAAATTTTTAACGAACCAAAATGTAGCGATGCTTGATTTCACGGATGACATTCTGGCCTATTTGCGGGTCAGGCGTGGCCAACTTGTCCAGACGATGGCGATGATCGACGAGCTGACGCGCCGGGTTAAAGATAGAACAGAATCGAGACGGTTGAGAGGCAGGCTGCTCTCTGACCTGGCCGTGCTGACGCGGCAGAAGAAAGTGATCCGCTATCGGCGCGTGTCGATGGTCAGGAAGCAGCCACGGTCGTCCCAGGGCTTAATACGGATTTCGGAACGATACGTTTGAAAAAGGGTTCTTCTTTGAGCATGAATCGAAAACCGCACAACGCGCGATGGGTAGTGGCATCGTTAAACAGGCCGGTCATGATGCGCCGGTCGGATGACGAGACCTGGCTACTGAACCCAAAACGCCGCCACATCTTGAATGCCGACGTGCTGGATGACCTGGCTCCTTACATCGAAAAGATGTCCGATCTGGAGGGTTCGTCCCTCTACAAGCCGTTAAGGACGGCCTCGAAGGTGCGTCTGACCGACTCCACCATTTTGATCGAGCGATACCGCGACCGTGGAATCGGCGATCTGCTCTTTACGACCGGCCCGATGGCCTACCTTCACCATGTCACGGGCGGCGAAATCAATCTCTACTTTTACGCCTACGCCGAGCGCGGCATGATCCTGAACGGGTGTCCTTACCTGGCGTCCGCCAGCCCTTTGGTCGGTCCAGTGCTCTATGACGATCTGCCGCAATACGACTACCACTGGTTCATCGACAGCGTGACCGAATACAATGAGGAGGCGGATCAGCTAAATGTTTACGATTCCCTCTACGCCAGCCTGGGCATCGACCCGACAACGGTCGATGCCCGATTCAAACGTCCGTATGCGCGGATCGCCGACAGCGAGACCAAGACCCTCGACGATTTCTTCTACTGGGTTTTCCAGAACACGCGGCTTCATCTGGACTTGCGCCATACCGGCTACTACGTGGTCGCGCCCTTTTCCAATAGTTCCCTTCGTTCGACCTCGTATCAGACGATGCTGAGCACGATTCAATGCCTGGCAGAACGCCGCCCGGTGCTGGTCGTGGGGGCGCTCCGAGACCGGATGCCCACGACGGACATGTCGGCAGGTGACTTCATAGGCACCGTAGATCGTGATTTGGTGAGCGCGGGGCGGGTAGCCAACCTCTGCGGCAAGACTCAGCTCCGCAACCTGATGCAATTGATCTCCAGGGCAAATTGTTGTTTGAGCCTGGATTCGGCCACGCTCTACATCGCTCAGGCGCTCCGCACTCCCTGCGTGTCCCTGTGGGGCAGTCATGATCCCGGTGTCCGTCTCGGCTACGACAAGGAATACATGGACACGGCCATTTGGGAACAGGGAGCCTGCCGTCATAGCCCTTGCTACGCCTGGGCGCAGTTCCCGCATAACCGTTGCCCGATGGGCGAGAGCCAGACGATCTGCCACTGTCATTTGGCCGTAACCCACGAAAAAATTCTTGAGCGTTTCGATGCTGTGGAAAGCCGAGCGCCCAAGCTCATTAAGTTATCCACTATCAAACCCGACTGATTATGGCACGCGAACCCGTCAATAAACCATCCGCACCAATCCACGAGCCAAAACTCGACCCGAAAACGCCCATCCTTATCGCCATCGACAACGCGGAGTTGAAGTTGGACGTGGATCACTGGTTCAAAAAGCAATACAGCCTTGACTTCGGTCTGGCTGCGACCGAGTTGCCATGCGTCATGGAGGAGATCAACGACCACATCCAGAAATTCAGCATCACCATGCACGATGCGAAGAAGGACGCAGAGTGGCTGGCCGGTGAAAAGCTCATGAAACTCCGTCAAGACTGGGGCACGCTTTATGCCGATAAGATGACCGAAACTACCGTGCAATCCGTTTTAGCCCAGGATCAGGAACTCTACGACGCATGGCATCGCTATGCCGTTCTAAAGAGTTACGTGGTTCGATTGTCGGAGACGATGGAGAACCTGCGGCTGAAGTTGCAGGCCATGCGTTCGTCCGAGGCTACGCGCCGGAAGACGATTGATGACGAGCCATCGCAGTAAACAAAAATAACGATTGAAAGACTATCTATGAGTGATATTAAACCATCGGCGATGTGGAAGTATATGGAGGAGGACGAACGGAGTGTGTCGCTCCTCACCAAAACTGCGCGTCGGGTTAAAATCGAGAACAACCACACCTGGAACCTCCGGCTGCTGCCGGTCACCTTCGGGGCGGACGGCATGTTTTACGCTCGGCTGGCCCAGCATTGGCGGAACAATAGGCCGGTCACTTGTCCGGTTTACACGCAGAAAGCTTTCGGCGGAAATTCTAACGCGCCCTGTCCGATCTGTGAACTGTCGGAGCGCCTGAACGAAAGCGGAGACGACGCCATCCGTGACCTGGGCTACCAGGCACGTTGCGTCCTGCGCTACCGCGTTTGGTGCGTGGTGTTCGACAAGGAAGACGCTCGTGGAAAGATCGAGGAGATGCCCGACGAGGAACTGTTGAACCCTTACGAGTTCGACATGTATAAGACCACTTGGGAGGACTTCAAAAAGTATCAGCGTTGGGCGACAACCCGCCGCAAGGGCGGCGGTGAACCCTCGGAGCTGGGCGTGCTGGATTTGGAGACCGGTTGTAACCTCTTGGCAACTCATGGGACCAAAGGTGTGCGCTTGGATCGCCAGGAACTCGGCCCCATCTTCGACCCGAAAGACCCGGATTGGGACGCCAAGATTGGCAAGATTTGGGCGCGTCTCCGCAAGCCGACCATCACCATCGCCAGTGAGAGGCAACTGCTGGAAATGGCCGTCAAGTTCGAGGAGGACACCGAAAGCGGCGGTGGTCGTCGCACGCGCACCCGCGACAGCGGAGGCAGCCGTGGTGGATACCGCCGTGGTGAGGAGGATGACGACCGAGGTGGTCGCCGCAACCGCTTCACCGGCGAAGATGATGATGATAGCGACCGTCCCGGCACTCGTTCCAGCCGCTCCACCGGCGGCAACGACGAAGCGCCGAGCACCCGCCGCTCATCGCGTGACGAAGCGCCCGCCGAGGATGACCGTCGCGCTCCTGCCCGCGAGGAAAGCCGCTCCGCTGCTCCCCCTCCCCGCCGCCGCGTAGTCGAGGAAGACGACCGGCCTAAGAAGCCGGTGACCCAGCGTGACTTGGAGAAAGACCAGATTCCAGGCGCGGAAGTTCCGGCCCGGCGCGAGGCTCCCGCCGTCCAGGAGGAAGCGCCTGCCACTTTGGCTCCTGTCCGCCGTTCCGTCGAAGCTCCAGCTCCTCCGACCCGCCGGAACACCCCAGTCCAGGAAGAAGCTCCAGCTCCGCCAACCCGTCATTCGGCTCCGGCCCCGCAAGAAAATGATGCGCCCGCACCCCCAGCTCGCCGCCAGGCTGAAAGCAGCGTAGAAGAGGAGGAAGGCGTGCCCGAAGAACGCCGCGACCCTGCTCCTCCAATGAAGGAAAAGGTGGAGGAGCCGCCCGCCACGTCCGCCGTGTCCCCACCCCCGACTCGTGGTTCGAGCGACCTCAAAGCCCGCTTGGATCGCATCACCAAGAAAGGCCAATAACCTATGGCCAAGATGCCGAAAGACCTTACAGAGTCTTTCGTCGCCTCGATGTTGCGTTGCCGCCCCAAAAAAGAAGGGGCGGCGACGTTCGACATTGTGATGTCCGACGAGGACATCTTAGGCGACGTAAAGTATGTGCTTCTGACCGGCGTTGACTCCTACGACCGCATCGTGGGCGGTTTCCCATTTGGGCGCATCAGCGAGGTGTTTGGCCTGGAAAATTGCGGCAAGACCGCGATGATGGTGCGGGCCATGTGCCGGTTCCAGACAGGCCACATCTATGAAGTCGTCTCCCGCGAGGGCTTCATCTACACGGTCAAACAGGTCAAACCGGAGAAGATCGAGGTCATCAAGTGTTATGTCGATAACGAGCACTCCCTGGAAAAAGGGTTCAAGGTGACCATTACGGACGTGGCCTATGACGCCGAGGGTAAGGAGGTCATCGAGCGCACCACAATGAAGACGGCCATCATGATGTGCGACACGGTGGATCAGATTTTCCAGGCCATGGACATATTCATCGAGAAGATCAAGGGGCGCGAGAAGTATAATGCCGAGGAGCAAACTGGGCACATCGTTTTCGGCGTCTTTCTGGTGGACACTATCGCTGGCACCAGCTCGAAAGAAGAGCTGGAGCGCGAATGGGGCGAGCGCGATTACCCCCGTCAGGCCCAGCAGATCAGCCTGGGCTTCCGCTGCATCGTCAACGAGGTCAGCCGCCATAACGTGGCCGCGATCTTCACCAACCAGGTGCGAACGAAGTTCAAAGACCTCCAGCAAGGCGGCGGCTATCGGGCACGGTTTAACACGCCCCAGGCGGGTGACTTCTCCACCTTTGGCGGCAAGGCACTGGGTTTCTATTCCAGTCATCGGGTGTTTATGTTCCAAATCCCGATCAAATACACGCTGGTCAAGGAGGCACAGTTCCCGGCTGGCTATTTGATTGGCTTTCGCACGGTCAAGAACCGCATCCGTAAGCCGGGCCGTGAGGCCCGCATGGTGCTGCTGTTCGATGAGGAGCAGGGTGGTTTGCACAACGTGCTGAGCCTTCTGGAGTCGATGTGTTTCCTCAAGGTCGCCGAACTCCGCGACGACGGCTCCATCAGTTTCCTGTTCCGCAAATTCAAGGTCGAGACTACGACCTTTGCGGAAAACGTAACGCTGGAGGAGCCGAAGGAGGGTAAACAAAAACGTCAGAAAGACCCCGGCATCGACGGACGCTACGAATGGATCAGCTTCTATAGGGCGCACCGCAGCGACCTGGAGCGGTTATGGGAGGTAGCTATGCGCCGGGCTTACGAGACCGAAGGGTTGAGTGAGTTCTACAAGCCAGACGCGAAAGATAAGGAGGATGCCGTTGACGCCGACCCCGAACCTCGTCCCACCCGCGCCAGCCGAAAACAACCAATACCCGGCGTCGCCGATGATGACCTATGAACACCGAATACGAAGTCAATAAGAAGTTCGCCGAAGATGTGGACGCGATTGTAAACAATACTAGATTCGTGGAGTTCAATCCGCTCCGTGAACAGGAAATCAAAATCAGCTCCGTGGTGGTGACGCGCACCAACGACGAAGGCGAGCATGTTCCGCCGCCAGGCGGCGAAGCCGATGCCATCCGTTGCGTGAAGCTCTCACCCGTCCTTCAACTGTTGACGGAAGTCTCCTGCCTGATCCTGGGCGACCACTATTTTTGGACGCACGCGGATGAGATCAAAAAGAACGCGGCCATACACCGCGCCCTCATGACCATAAACGTGGAAAAGAGCAAGGAGGGCAAAATCGTCCTGAAGAAACGGAAACCCACGATTCAGGAGTTTCCAGCCACGGTTGCCCACTTTGGGGCCTACAATGAGTGCCTTTTGGACATGCGGGAGGCATTGAAGACCTCAGCTAAACAGTTCGCGGAGAACCAGAAACCGAGGGCTTAACTTTTTTCACTTAAAAGTGTGGACAAAAATCAGTGGCCCGCTAGATCGGTAATCAGCGACGTATGAATACTACGATGACCAACGAAACGAAGCCGCAGAACAAGCTGCCGACTTCGATGCGGTATGAGCGGGTGCAGGGAATTCTGGAAAGCCAGCCTGCCATCTGCGGCAGGCTTGGCCCCAAAACATATCCCATCGAGACGCGCTTCGGAGAAAAAGTCTTTTTCAGCAAGGAAGCGGTCGAAATCACCGAAGCTTTGCATAACGAGGGCAAAGATGCCCACAAGGTTCCGCTCAACGACGTGCTGCGAATGGCCGCTCGTGTCATGATGCGTCTTGGCGACCGCCCTGGGGGAGCGATGTCCGCGCCCAATCACCCTCCTTCGGCCCCATCGGCTGAGCCGAAGCGCAAGAAGGTCAAATCTGCGCCGGAAGTTGTCGAAACTCCGCCGCCTCCACCGCCCGAAAAACCAGTGGCTAAGAGGGAGGAACCCCATCTTCCTCTTACGCCGCCAGCAGTCGTTTTGGTCAAGAAGGTCAAGGTGGTTGCTGGTCCGCCCAAACCTGTCAAGGCTGTAACGCCGGTATCGCCGGTGGAAACAGCTCCCAAGTCGATTGAGGAATCGACCTTGCCGGAGAGTGAGTTACCGCCCGAAAAGCAACCGCTCAAGCTGCCGCCTGACTTTGATCCAGCGAAATATCCACACTACAGCGTTCAATCGTCTATATACTCTCTCCTGTTGAGCGCCCTCAACATGAGTGAACACTACGAACGCTTTCCAAATGCGGAAGACCGGCAGAAAAAACTCGATGAGTTGGTTCGGGATTACCAGGATACCTGCGACCCGTTGAAGTTCAAGTCCTGATGTCCAAAAACCCCACACTGGTCGTTCCTGCGGTTGCCGGGGAACACATTTTCCCGGCCAGCTACTTGGAGCCGCTGGCTCTTCGCTGGAAGGAGCTTAATTCTCTGGGCAGGCACACGGAGGCCATGCTTGTCTTGGAGGAGATCATTGTGGGTTCGACGCAAATGTTCGAGCGGCTGGCTCAGCACGAGGGTTACCATTACACGGTTGATCTGGACATCCTCGTATCCGCCGCGCAGGAGAAGGTGGTGAAGTGGCTGCTGCGCTGGCAGCGCAAAAAGGGTAAGCTGTTCGCTTGGTTCAGTAAATGTGCCAAGAATGCCTTTCGCAGCGAGCTGGTAAAGGTAAACCAGTTTCGTAAACGCTACCACGTCACCAGCGACAATTTGGAGAAGTTCTTTGGGGCCGAGGATCACGCAGTCGATAAGCATGACATGGCGACGGAGGTTCGCGCCAAGTTGGCCAACCTGACCTGCCGCTGGGGCACGCCCCAGGAGATCGGTGCCATCCACTTCCTGATTGAGTGTATCCTGGAGGAAGACCACGACAAGCAGGCGGCGGTCAAGGGCGCGGCTTACGCCTACGGCATCTCGATAGAGCTGGCCAAATTTTTTTATTCTTGGGCGCTCGTGGCCCTGCGCGACCAAATGTATCGCCGCATCCGAGTGCCCTTCACCGAAGAAGACCTGGTTCGAGCCGCCTACAGCTACACCCACTTCGTAAGCCTGTTCGACATGCCCAATACGCCATTCACTTGGCCCGTTCATGGCAAATATTTGTGCGCCAATTATGGAGGTATGCGGTTCAAAATTCCGACCATCGCCCAACTGGCCGCGCTGGTCGAAGCCAAACAGATTTTTGATGAAGTAGAAGTCGGGGACAAAGACCCTGATTCCGTTGCGGAAGTTGGGGAGCGCCACGGAAAGAATGCACGAACCGCGCAAGACCTTTACCATGAAATGGTCGAAGTTCTAAATCCACGACGATCCGGGGAGTATGAAGTTTATGGAGACGATGATTCACATAGCCATTGATGTCAGGGGCAACTCACCTGCGCCCATCTGCATTGAACTGGGCTGCTTTGCCGCTCCTCGGAACCGCATGTTCCTCGTGTTCGCCGAGGCCGAGTTGCGCCCGCCCGTTTATGAGGAGATGGTCAATGACATGGGAAACTTGATTAACAAGGTCGTTGCAGGCTATGTCGATCAGTCCTGCGTCGAGCTTCACTATGAAGACTTGGTAGCCGAGTGCTGGGCCAAGACCAGCGAGATGATAAGCCGGGGCCTGCTCAACCGTTGCCGGAACCGGGTCGAATACTTCAAGCAATACAAAACGGCCCTCCGCAACCATATTTGTAGCCTGGTGCAGAAGCATCGCTTCACGGAAAAGCGCACCGGCATCAAACCTCCGCCCAAGGATCAACGCAACAACTTCAGCCCGGTCTCTACCAAGCCACGGGAAATCCGCATCGACGATCCTGACGCTGGATTCCAGGTTGCCGACATTGATTCCGGTTGCGACGCGATGGCCTTTGCGGAGTTGGTCGATCATGTCGCTTCCCGACTCAAGAAGGTGGAAAAGGCTGTGCTGGAGGAGCTGCTATCGCCCAGCGAAGACACCCTGTTCTATGCCCGGCAAGACGCGGAGCGCGGTCAGCGCACCGGCAAACCGCTGCGGATACGCATACGCTACGAGCACATGGCCGAAGCCCTGGGCATCAGCGTGGAGTCATTCCAAAATTGCCACAACCATATCAAGAAAAAGTGTTTGTTTATGAAGACCCACATCGAAGATGATCCGCGCCAGACGGCGGCGATGGCGACTTTACTCCAATTTTTCGGCGTGCAGATTCCGCGCACCATCGACGACATCACGCGCAAGCGGGCGCTGATGCTGGCAGCTCAGCACCAGTTTGATCGCTTCAAGGATAACGAGGGCATCAAGGAAGCTATGCGGGTGTGCGGGGTGCCGGTGCCGGAGGTCAGGAATGACAGGTTCAAGTGCTTTGGAATCATGTTCCAGAAGCATCACCGCTCCTGTATCAACTGCGGGTTGCGTGAGGGTTGCGAGCTGAAGGCATCCAACTTCGGCCTGGGTGAAATTACCATTAGCCATAAGCTGCTCGGTTCCCGCCATGCCCGCGTGCCCATCATCCGTCCCACCCTCTCAATCAACGATGCGGCCTTCGCGGAGTCGGAGCGCGAGGAGGAAATCTTGGCTTTCTTGGATGAAAACTTTCGCCGGGTAATGCACCAGGGCGAGACGTGCTACCGGCACAAAGACCGGCTCAAAACGGAGGGGATGCAGTTGATCTTTTCCATCGGCAGGCAGACCACTCCTCTGCGCTTGCGCTTCATCAATCCGGTTGACGAAATCAAGTCGTCACTAAAGCTGGAATCAGGCAAAAAGGGCGGTCGGTCCTCTTGGTGTTTGCCAGACGATCTGAACGCTGCCGAAGCGATGAACCTTATCCGGGCGCACGCCCAGGTAACATTTACACAGGCATAGTATGGCAGACGCAATCCCAACTCCAACTGGGGCACCGCTCGCGCCCAGCCAGCCCCAGGGCACCGTCATCATCGAAAAGCCGATGACCCAATGGCAGGCGCTTAAAGAGGCAGGCTGGTGGACGCCCTACGACTGGATCATGGTCATCGTCCTCTTGGCGCTCTGGATCGTGACTGGGTTCTGGTTCCTGTTTCATCCGGCCAGCCCGGAGGGCACGCCTCGGATGACCGTGTTGCTCGCAGTCTTACTGGCCAGCATCAGCCTGAAGCTGGTTTGGCTCATCTCCCTGGTTTTCCGATGTTCGTGGTTCGTGCTAAAAATGCACGCGGACATCGCCATGCTGCCCAATGCTTCTGCTCGGATAGCAGTAGCTTACTTGTCAGGTCAAAAATAGTTATGAACAATCAAACATTAACCAAAATCGGAGCCGTCAAAGCTGTCTCCGCCACGACCAAACAGTCGCAGGCGGTCGTTGAAACCGTCGTTGAGGCTTTCCTCAAACAAATCGAGAGCACCCTATCATCAGGCCGTCGCGTGGAATTTCGCGGCTTTGGCATTTGGGAAGTCCGCATGTCTAAGGAACGTGTCGGGCGGAATCCAAAGCGTCCCGAAGCGGGCGATGTCCGCATCCCATCACGCCCTGGCATCCGCTTCAAGGTTGGCAAGGAACTCAAATCCGCCATCCAGAACAACTTCAAGCGGTTCTTCAGCAGCCCTGACCCCACTCCCGTCGCCCCCGCCGTCGTTGCCTCGGTTGTGCAGGCTGCACCCACTGCATGAAATCGCTTGTTTCGATTCTGACTTTCAACCGCATTGACGCGCTCAAAGAGACGCTTTCTGGGCTGTTAAAGCACTGCTCGGCTTATGATATTCATATTGTTGAGGATAATGGGCAAAGGGACGGAACGGAAACATTTTTGAAGGGTCCAACTCCAAAGTTGTTGGCGTCGCGGATAGACCTTTTGGCCGAGGAGTGGGATGGAAAACACTTAGGGTCAAACATCCGAGTCTTCTTGGGCAGCACTAACCTGGGTGTGGCTGGCAATAGTAATCGAATACTGAAGCTTTTCGGAGAAGGGCAGTATGACCATCTTTGCCTCATGAACGATGATCTCCACGTCCTGGGAGATTTTGTAAACTTTTACGCTCACGGCCATGAAGACCTGGGCGTGGGCATGTTCTGCTTCTGCGATTTCACCGTGGCAACTCCGGCAGCATCCGGCCTGCCGGAAACCTACCGCTGGATGACCGTCAACTCGCGGGGCTACATGGTCAAATTGTTGCCCCGGATGACTGGCATGATGATGTCGATGACCCGCGCCGTGTTCGACAAGATCGGTTATTTCGACGCTAGGTTTGGAAAATTTGGTGAGGAGCACTGTGATTACACGATCCGGGCGCGATTTGCTGGCGGGATCAACCTGGATGGCCAAATGCAGAATTGTCTCGATCTGGAGCATCCCCATCTGCGGCACCAAGATGTTGCGAGCAGCGTAAGCGGGCCGGAACGCAAGCTTCTGGATCGGGAATCCTACGAAGTCATGTCCTATATCAGCAAGCGTTACGGTCAGGAGCCGATCTACCGGCCCTTCTTCCTGCGCCTGCCCAAGTATGCCGGGGGCCACAGCGGCATGGGCATCCCGGTGGATAGTCTTGGCCACTATGCCTTCGTCGATGTGCCCGCGTAGTTAGGGCGTATATGGCTGACATCATTAAGCTGATTCTCGGCGAGGCCGATGACAAACCTGACACTGACGAGAAGGAAAAGAAGTTCAAGGCCAAGAAGATCACAGGGCCGGAGTCTTCCGCGCCAAAAGCTGAGCCATCCAATTCTGAGGCGACACCCGAAGCTGAGATTGATGAGCTTGCCAACCTGTGGTCACAGGGCAACCGCCCGGACGTGACCGCACGGTTTCTGCTAATGGACAATGAGACTGCCGTAAAGTTAGTCTTTGCCATTGGCCGGGAAGGGGCCTTAGAGCTTGCCAAGATGGCGGACATCATGCTGAAGCAGCAGGGGGAGTATGAAGGTCAGGACATATCCCTGGGGGCCGAGGAAGGCCCTCCTGGCGAAGGTGTCGCAACCACTGAACCCGCCTCGGTCGAGTCGCCCCAGGACGCCCAGGGCTGTCCGATCCGGCAAATCCTTGGAGTTGAACGGTGAGCAACCTTGTTGACCAAATCTTGGGCCGCAGAGTGGCCGAAAGTGGGGACGTTCCACCGGTCTTGGCCGGTAAGCCCCGCCGTCCATTGCCGTTGCGCATCCAGCCGCCGAAGGACAAAAACGATGACAAACTCCGGGCCAAGGCCCGCCAAAGTTCGGTCGTGGCCAGCATCATCGGCATGACCGAGAGCGATGACGAGTCGATCATCCCCTCCGAAGCGAAGCCGGTTGATACGACGCTCGGCGGCGAGACCATCCCCGGCGTCCGTAACGACCCTTTACCCTCGGCTGAAGGCCCGGCTGAACCACAGTTCATGGCCAACGTCGATGGCGCGGAATTGATCCAGCCGACCGCTGCCCTGGTCGCGCCGGACGTGACGCCCAACGTCATGAAGCAGATCGACCCGTCCCAGGTTCCGGCCCCGCCGAAATCCATTGAGCGCCCAACGCCTCCGCCATCCGTTGCCGCCGCCCAGCAAATGGGCCATCAAACCATGTCGGCTGGTGCCAGGGGGGCGATGGACACGATCCTGGGCCGTCAGAACCCCGCGCCGGAAGAGCTGGAAACGATGGCCGAATCGGTCGTGGCGGCAATGAACGTGAATCCGGCTGAGATCACGGTCAAAGTCGCTGAGGCTTTGACTCCGGCCCAGCCCGGCACTTCGCTCATGCCGGACCACAAAGAAGGCGACGGCAAGACGGTTTACAGTGCCTTTCGGCGTTTCATGTGAGCGAGATTGGCAAATCCCTGACGGTTCTTGTAAAGCGGGAGCCGTTCATTGACTTTTTCACCCTGCACATCCCCAAGGCGGACGGTTCAGTCCATACCGAAGAACTTGACCCAGACGAGACCGTCGAATGGTTCCGCGAGCGTGGGGCCGACATGATCCTAGTTGAAAAAGCTCTTGACCACGTTTGGAACTTCTATAAGGGAGCCATCGAGATTGAAAGATACAGGGAACCGCCTGTCAAAGAGCCGTTATTACAGCCGAAAATTGACTGATTTGGTGCGGACAATAGCCGTAGTGGCCGATGGAACAGTTGCAGTTATAGCACAATACTCTAAATCCTTCAGGATAGCTGTTTTTGCGTAACCACTCGTGAATGCTCCTGCCGAGGCCAATGCTTTTACGATGTTTGTTGCCGCCGCCATTAGCATGGTCCATCGTTAAAAATTCGAGCAGAGTTTCCCCGCAACATGCGCATTTTGGTGGGTTACTGCTATAGTGCGCAAAAGAAGCCAGTTTCAATCTGCGGCATCTTTCTGTCTGTGATTTTAGTTTTTGTTTACGAATGCTATCAGGGTCTTTCGCAAATCTAATCTCATAAGCTTTTTTATGCCGGGTTGGATTGGATTTCTGCCAGGCTCTAGCCGCTGCCTTGGAGCACTCTTTGCAGATCGGCTGAAGGTAGATTTTACCGTTTAGGGCGTGATTCGGATAAAATTCCGACTCATCCTTTGACCGGCTACACCGCTTGCAGGTTTTCATAAATTCCACATTACAGCATGGAATTTCCACATCAAGGATATTAGCAGTTTCAAATTAGTTTTCAATCGGCTTAGGTGCAAGTCGTTGACATTTACAACTTCAACTGCGCCCGTTTGTGGTTACATGTAGTTTTGCAGACTACATGTAATCATGGCACGACAATACCTTGCTGAAGGCTTGAAAGGGGCCGTCCCTTTCATTGTTGATCGGAACAAGATCATCACCGAAAGCCTCCCCAACGGGGGCAGCCGGACGCGGATGCCTGGCCGCATTAGCCTGTGCGACACGCTCAACGGCAATGGTCGGCGCTACGGCAAGCGTGTTTGGGAGAAGAATTTGGAGCCTGGCTCCGTGCTCATGCAGTCCATCGGCAAGAGTGCCGCGTTCGGCCTCTTGGAGCACCCGACTGATGGCGCGGTTAACTGGCGCTCCCCCATTTCCCACCTGCTCACCGAGGCCAAGCTTCAAAAAGGCACCGATGAAAAGGGCAAGGAGATATGGGAGGTTGTGGGCGAAATTCAAGTCCTCTCTGGCCCTGGCTTCCCAGATGGCGACCGCATCAAGACCCTTGTCGAGACCACCAATTACAATCCTTTGGTTTCGACCCGTGGGTTCGGCTCCTTGGTTCGCGCCTCAGATGGCGCGGATGATGTCCAAGAAGATTACGTGTGCGAAGGCGCGGACATTGTGATGAAGCCGTCCTTCGAGACTGCCGAGATGAAGCCACAACGCGAGGCAGTTACCGCCGAGGCAGCCGAGAAAAAGGCTGCTTTGCCGTCTTCAGGTGTTGCGCCTATTTCCGAGACGACAGCGCCAGTTGCTCCTGCGGCCCCGGCTGTCCCACTGCAACAAACCACTTTGGAAGCTGAGCGGGGTTCTCAGGCTCCAACATCCGGGGCGTCAACTCCGGTGAAAACAACGGAATCATCCCAAGAAAAAGCTATGAACCTGAACGAAATCAAAACGACGATTGCTACGTTCCGGGGTTTGGAACCTTCCAAGCTCGGCCCGCAGCGGTTTGCCGAAGGGATGTCTCAACTGGGTGCGCTCCATCAGGAGGTTGCCAATTTTGTTGCCGAGGACGCGAAGCGTTCCTGGAATGGCCAGCAACTTCATGACGAGATCAAATCCATTGAGAACACCTGGCAGGAAGCGCAGCTCGCGCCCGGCAAACGGGCCTCGAAGCTGAACGAGGACAACACCAAGCTCATGCAGGTCATCAAGGCTGTCGCGCAGACGGGCCTGACCTTCAAGAACAAGCTCGGCGAGTCCATCAAACAGGTCGGTCGTCAATCGGCCCTGCTCAACGAAGTCGTGGAGCGCGGCCAAGCCTGGCGTCAACTGGCCAAGGTCAATGAAGCCGAGTCGGCCAAGTATCGCCGCCGCTTCATGATGGCGTCCGAAGCCCTCCAGCAGCTCGCCTCGAAGTATAAGGCGGACGTGACTGAGATGGGCAGGCGCGTCATCCAACTGGAGTTCGCCGAGAAGGCTCAGACGCCCGAAATCCAGAAGGCGCTCAAGGAAGCGACCAAGCCTCGTGACCTGGTTGCCATCCGCGCCCTTTGCGAAGGCAAAACCAATCCACCCGCTGGCAAGGTCGATGAGACCAAAAAGTCAGGGGCGGCGGCTCCGTCCGTGACGGAGGGAAAGAAACCTGCGGCTCCGCCAGCCGAAGGTAGCCCCAAGGCCCCGGTTACCGAAGGGTTAACGATCATCAGTGCAACGCCGACCGATCCTCGCGGCCTTAACGAAGCCATTGGAATGGTGACGCGGCTGTCGAAGGCGAGCGTGAACGGCTGATGGTTGTCAGCCGACTAGCCGGAACAGTAAATAACAAAGAGAAAATCGAAACCTATGGTTATACAAGATGCACTAACCGGTAGGCCGATGCTGGCGACCAACGGCGGTCATATCGCCCGTTTCACGGAGACGCTGGAATGGGGCTATAAGTTGGCCGAAACGCCGGTCGGAATTACCGACAAAAATCCCAAGGGCCTTTGGGAAGCCAAAGGCTGGAAGGAGTTCGTCGCCCACATGCCCGAACACAAACGGGCCTATACGGCGATCATGCTCGAAAACTGCCGCAGCCGCTTCGGCCAACTGGACGAAGTGACGCGCACCACGTCCCTGGGCACGTTCGACAAGTGGATTTTCCCCATCATTGCGAACATGTCGGAGAATGATGTGATCGACCAGCTCGTCGCGCTTCAGCCTATGGCCGGGCCGGTGAGCCAGATCGTTTACATGGACATTGTGACCGGTCGCCGGAAAGGCCGCACCCCTGCGGGCGCCCCCATGTGGCGTGCCCTGCAAGGCGCGGTTGACCGCGATGACGACGGTGACGAACTCGTCCAGGACGAGTCGGGCGTGCTGTCCGGCAATGCCGGTCAGTTGGAGTGGTATCCGATCCGTGCGGGCACCTTGACGGTGACCGTTGGTTCTGATGTCACCACCGACGACAGCAACGGCAGTATCTTGCCGGTCGGCACTATCGCTGGCGGCACGATCAACTACGTCACAGGTGCCATCACCGTTACGGGTGTGGGGGCAACGGCAGCCTACAGCGTGACCTATGCGTTCAACGCCGAAGGCAACCTGAACATCCAGGACTACGAGATGAAGCTCAGCTCCACGCCGGTTACGGCGAAGGTGATGAAGCTCAAGACTCTGTGGTCCGAAGAAGCCGACCAAAACCTCCAGGCGATGTATAACATCAAGGCGGAGAGCGTCCTGCTCAACGCCCTGACGAATGCGTTGACCTATCAAAAGCACCGCCAGGTGATCTTCGACCTCCGGGCGCGTGCCGACGCTGGCTTCGTGGTATGGGACGCCGTGGCCCCGCCCTCGGTGAACTACCAGACCCACAAGTTCTCCATCATCGACGCCTTCGAGACGGCGAGCAACTTCATCTTCGGGGCCACGAACATGGTCGCCGGAAACTGGCTGCTCCTCGGTCTTCAGGCTGCAACGGTCGTTGCCACGCTGCCCCAGTTCGTGGCTCGCAACGCCCGGACGCAGATGCAGGGCGTCACCTACCTGGGTGACCTCGGCAACAAGAAGGTCTTCGCTGACCCGCACTTTCCGGTCAACGAGTGGCTGGTCGGGCACAAGGGCGACCAGTTCCTCACGACGGGATATGTGCTGGCGGAATACCAGAAGCTCTACACCACGCCCGACGTGGTGCTGCCGGACTTCATCCACCAGCGCGGATTCGCAACTTCGTTCGCACGCAAAATGATTAACTCGAAAATGTTTTGCCGTGGGTTAGTTGTCAATTCACCCACAACTTTTGGCAGCGTAATCGGTTAAGCGAGGCTAACCGACAATCTCGAAAACCCCCATGAAAATGGGGGTTTTTTATTGGCTACACCTGATGACATTCACCTATCTAATGCACCTCTATTGAGCATTTAAAATAACCCAACCTTGTTAGGAAAGAAATGTTGACAGAGAGTATGCGCTGCTTTAAGTTCTGGATATGCAGTCAATCAGGATTGAAGAACGATTATTGGCGCGGCTTTTCGACTGGCGGGGCGGGAGTCTTTTCGACTGGCGGCTCGTCTTTCCGATCCTTGGAAGCGTCGGTCGTCATTGCGGCTGCAACGAACAGGCCAATAATTAGCGAAATAATAAGCATCGTGAGAACACCGCCATCCGTGGGCGACCGATCAACTCCGAATAGAACGATGCTGAGAATCCCGACACCGATGAACGCAATGGGCGTGTCGCACAACAGCCAAACACAGATGAAGGTGAAGATGTCGGATTCATTTTTCATCGCCCAATTGATTAGACTGACGACTATCCAAATGATAATAATGGCATCTATCATAATTCACTCCCAGTAAAGGTGAGGTTGGTTGAGGGGAAGGGTCTTTCCATCGCCGTCAACGGGGTTGCTCGCCTGGAACTGTCGGCCAGCCTCAAAGCCGACCGACATCAGCAGGAGGAACCCGTCATTGTTGCGCTCATGCTCGATGACCGGCTTGAGGTCAGGGCGGTGCGCGTCGCACCAGTCCAGGACGGCCTGGAGGTTCTTCGGGGTTTTGGTTGTCGCGTCCATAACCAGCAGTTCGCGTCAGCATTCGCTGGGCGGAAAGTTTATTGGATCGTTTTTTCTTTGGATTTCCAGATGTTTTTGAAGGCTGGCTTCCCAAGACTCTTCCTTAACAACCACAAGGCGCAGCGAATTAACACGGGGCCAGTATGGCCGTTTATTGGCACCGACCTGCACTAGATAGGATTCGTGTTTTCGCGGCGATCCAAAGCCTAGCCTATAATTCCTGAATCCAGAAGGAATAAATACGCATGGGTATTTGCCAGCCGGAACAACCGCAATTATTGTTCCCTTTTTATGTTTTCTGCTTCCCTGCGATTGGGAAGTCCAACTAACTTTGTCTCTGATTTTCATATTTTAGTTCATTTCGATCTGCCAGGCCGCGCTCGACTTGCCGCCGCCATATTGATCCATACGTTCAAAAAGCCAGCGGGCGACCTCGTGCTGCATGATCCCGTCAGACATAAGAATGAGGTCCGCTTTTTTGTTGCTCATGCTCACGTTCTGGCCCCGGTCGCCGGGCTTGCGGCCCTCCTGCTCGGAGATGTCGAAGTCCACCAGAACGAGTTGCCAATCGCCTACGTTGGCCTCCCACATGCGCGTGTTCTTCGGCATGGGTTCCGGTGACCCGGACTGCCAGGACATCGGCTCGCGCAGGACGCGGGCGAGGTCGTTGATGACCGTGGCGTCGCACCCGTTAATGATGGCCTGCACAGCGAACGTGGGGATTGGGTCGAGCATACGTTTATTGGGGGCCGGACTCCCGGCCCCCGTTGGGGTGCGGGGTTAGTTGGCGCTGATCGTCATCGCCGTCTGGCGGGCCAGGAGGCCGACCTGTCCATCCATCAGCGCGTGGAGGGCCTGGGTGCGCTTCGGGAGCGCCCACAGATTGCCTTTGAGACCCTGAGTGAAGGCGTTGAACAGCCGCCACACGTTCTTGCTCTCGGCGAACTCCGGGTGACTCGGCGTGCGCCACTCGGTGATGACTTCCGGCAGGATGGTGATCGGGGCTACGCCGCCTTCATAGGCGCGAACGATGAGGTCATTGGCCTGACTGTCGGTCAGCTCATGGGTCTTGTAAGCCTCGATGCGGGTGCCCTGGTCGTTCCAGCGTTCGGCGAGCTGGCCAGTGGCGCGGCCAACGAGGTTGGGGAGGTCGAGGAGCACGCGGTTGGTGTGCTTGCGGAGCACCTGGATTTCGGCTGAGAACGAGAGGTTGTCGCACACAAAGGCATTCAAGCCGACGCCCATCATGATCTGCCAAGCTTTATCGTGGGCGTTGCGGAGGCTGACGACGTAGCCGTAGTCCTTCTCTTCGCGGTCGGCCAGGGCAACCTGCATAAGACCGAAGAACCGGGTGCCTTCTTTGGCGAGCGCGAAGGCCGAGGCCACGACGCGCATCTGGAAGGTTTCGAGAGATGCCTCAACCTCGTCGATGAGGCGGATATGTGGCACGGGCTGCCAGCTTCGGGTGGGACTTGGAGTCACGACTTCGGCGATTTGTTCGCGGGTTGCGAGCTGACCGCCGCAGTGGAGCATCAATTTTGATTCGTTCATAATCTCTATTCGTTCGTTGTTTTCGTCTTTCATTCTTCGGTTGAGCATCACGCTCAACCATCGTTACGCGATAAAGTAAACGATCTTCAGCCCAGTGTCAATAGAGTTCGTATCCTTTTAATCGAATAAAAGTTTATGCGATTAAGACGGTGTGGCACAGGAATTGCTAGGGCTATCTGCTTCATCCCCAAGGAGAATGCCCTCGATCCACAGGCGCTCGTGAACGGTGCGGAACTTGTCAGCCAGCGGGGTGCCAGCGGTGTCGAAGTCGATAGTGCCATCTTCCTTGTGGGGCATGGCTTCCACGGAGACGAACTCCACATCCTTGAAACGCTTCGCTTGCCAGGTATAGTGGCCGCGCCGGAAAGTGAATCGGGGCTTGCTGCGCGGCCCGGTGCTGCCGGTTGTAATGATGCCCTGGCGCGGAATCTTGTAGCTACGGCCAATGACGTTGGGCGACCACATATCGCGGTGGGCAACGCGGCCCTTCTTGATCTTCATGAGCCGTGTGCATTGGCCGTGTTCGACCAGCCCTGGGCGGCAGGAGACTGCCATGAGGAGTTTCATGGCGAACATGAGCATCTTGTTCACGTAGATTTTCTCCGCGTCACCGGCCAGTTCGTTCCCGCTGGCCTTGTAGGTGAAACCATGGTATTCCTCCTCGTAGATCGTCGAATCCACCCAGGCCGCGCTCTTGAAGACTTCGATGCCCATGCTCATCGGGTAGTTGCCGTTGTAGTCGATGGGCGTATTCATGCCGTGATAGACGGGGTAATCGACGGCCAGTTTGTCCGCATGGTTATTCATTGGGGTGTAGGGAATCTCAACGGAGGGCACCTTGAGGACATCGGGGTATTTGCCAGCCGGGCAGCGGGTCACGGCGATGAATGGGGCGTGGCAGCCGAAATACTGCGCGACGAACTGGTCGGGCAGCACAAAGAGCTGCGCGTTGAGCGGCCACTTGATCTCGGCGAATTTGAAGTCGAGCGGCAGGTCGGTGTTGGCCACGGCCAGGCAAAACTCGTAGGCGATGAAATAAGTGGGCATCTTGTTGGCCATGAGCGCCAGCGTGGTCATGTAGGCTGTCAGGTGCGGCAACTGGTTCATGGCTGGATCACGCACCACCATCAGATTGCCGACCATCGAGGCTGCGTAGTAGCGCGGATTGGTGTAGCCGGGCGGCGGGGTGACGTTGCGCGGGTGGGCGGCGTGAAAAGCCTGGGGAAAAGTCTTCTCCAGAAAGTCGGTGAGGGTTTTGATGCGTTCGTTCATTTTGGTCAAAACTGTAAACTATAAAAAGTTTGCTGTCAAGAGGGTTGATGCACTTTTGTTTACACTTCTTTCGTGCCCAGCAGGGGGTAGTTATATTGGCAGAGTGCGCCAGGACAGTTTGTGCGCGTAGATATTATGATGTAACTAGCTTAAACTGAACGATATATGCCAGCATTAAGCAAAGCTCAAGCAGGGGCGGCGGGCGCAGCCTTGGCTGTGAAAAGGGGCGAAAAGTCCAAAAGCGAGTTGTTTGGCGCTTCCAAGCAAATGCTCAGCATGAGCCAGGACGAGCTGGCCAAGTTCGCCGGGACGAAGCACAAAGGTCTCCCTGCCAAGAAGGGCGAGAGCCTGCAACAGATCGGCGCGGCCATCGTCACCACGCTGCTTTCCGAAGACCACGAAGACCCGGCCCTGGAAGGCCGCGAGGTTGCCGTTGCTCGGAATATCCTGGCGGCGCTGAAGCGGCTCCAGAGCAGTTTGACCAACCCATCGCCAGAGCAGCAGCACGCCCTGACGACCATCCGGGCAGCGGCCCACAGCCTCGTGCGACAATAATGCGTGATGACCTAGAAGAGCTGCCCCTGCCGCTAGAGGCCAAAGCCTACGCCCGGCGCAGAGGTCTGGCGGCGATGAAGCGCCAGCCCCAGGAGTTCATCAACGTGATGGCAACCCTCACCAACCAAAAGCACCTGAAGCCGGGCTTCAGGAACACCGATGCCGGTGGAAAAGTTCCGCACGCGATCAAGGAGCGGGCAGCCGAGGTTGTCAGGATCGTGCTGGAAGATGATGATGAGGAGGAAGGAATAGGTTTCAAAGACGTGTATCATCCCTCGGAACAGACCGCGTTCAAGGTCTATTCCAGGTATGACCTCGTGCCGGGCCATAACCTCAACATCGAGTGGAACTTTCAAGTGCCTTCGCCGGTCGTGGGAGGAAAATACGTCAACAGGATTTACACTCCATTTGGCATGACTTTCCGGGCGCAGCAGGTGCGGGCCATCCAGCGCATGAAAACTTTGGCCCAAGAAAGACAGTGGCCCGTGGGCGCGGAATTCGTGACCTCATGGGGGCGCTACTTAATCCAAAACGGCACGATTACAAAGATTTGATATGGCCTCGAACGAACAACGTGAACTGGAAACAGTCGCGCATCTGGTGCGGATGACGACGGAAAATCTGGACAAGATGGTAAACTCGACCAAGGGCATCGCTAAGAATTTTTCCGAGTTCGGTCAACAGCTTCGCGGCCATAACCGCAGCATGAGGGAAACACTGCTGAGCACCATCAACTTGCCGAAGTGGATGCAGATTGGCTCGCAAGCCCTGGTTACTCCTATCGAGGAGATGAATACAGCACTCGCCGCCAGCCGGGATAAGCTGGCTGGAGCTACTTCAGAGCTGGATAAGCAGCAAAAACAACTGAATCAGTTTACCACGACATATACTGGGATATTTCCGCATCAGCAGAAGGCTGTTGATATGGCTAAGCAAGCGGTAAACCAGGCAGAAAAGGAAGTGGCGTTCGCCGAAAAGCTGCTCAGCTTCAAGCAGCAGTATGCCAAATGGTCAGGCGTCGAAATGGCACTCGAAGCCGCTGTGGCCAAAGGTTTTGCTGACGCCATCAGGCGCAGTGGCGCACTGAACCAATCGCTCATCGAAGCTAACAGCGCGACCTCTGTCCGGGCGCAGTTATCCCGCGACGTATGGGAGGTCATGGCCAAGACCGGCAATGCGCAGGCGGAGATGCTGGCTGCCGCCAAGGCGCTCACAGGTGTCGGCTTCGATCTGCGGAAGAATTTCAAGGACACGCTGGAGGTCATGGTCGAGATGGAGGAGGGCTTGGGCGTCTCCTACGAGAACTCGGCCCAACTCGCCCGGATTTTTGAAGTCAGCTTGAAGACTCCGGTGCGCGAGGTCGCCGACCAGATCGCGGCCATCGCCAACCAGACCTCTCTGATGGCAGACGAAGCCACGCGCTATGCCGTAGAGATCGGCAAGGCCCTGCGGCTGCTTGGCCCGCTGGAAGGAAATACGTCAAAAGCTACCGGTTATGTGGCGATGATGGCTGGCCGCATGAAGGACGTGGGCGGCAATGCCGAGGATGTCGTCAAGATGTTTGGTGAGATGACCAAGGGGACGGCCCAGGGCTTCATGCTTCGCGGCCTCGCTGGCGTCGGTGCTCCGGGCACTCTTAGAACCCAGGCAGGGGCACAGCAAGCTATGGAGGGCATCGACCGGATTATTAAGTCCATCGTCAGTGCGGCCCCCGGCAGCGCGGCCTATACCGCGCAGCTCGAAACTGCCGCGCAGATGTTCGGCACCAGCGCCGAAGCGATCACATATTGGCGGGACATGATGGCCAAGGCCAATGAGCCGTTGAACGAACAGCAGAAATTGCAGGCGCGTTGGCAGGAACAAATTGCCAACGCCAACAAGTCTTTGGGCCTCATTAAAAATTCGTTGTTCGCGCTTATTCAGCGCGGGCTGACCCCGTGGATTGAATATTTGTCCATAGCCCTCAAGTGGATCGCCAAAATCGTCTCCTCTATCGCCGAGAATAAATATGCCATGTGGGCTGCGGCTGTTATCCTTCCAGCGGTGATTGGCAAAGCGGTTTGGTCGCTAAGGGCGCTTTACTTGGCGCTAAAACAAGTCGCCAAGAATGCCACAGCGGCATCCATCGCGGAAGCTGCTCGCGGAGGATTGGGTGGGGTAGGTGGTCTGCCGAAGTCATTGGCGGCACAGGCTGCCTATGGCAAGGCGATTCAAGGCTTTAGCGGTTTTGTCAGCAAATGGACTGGTTTTAGCCTGCTCAGCAAAACGGTCGCTGCGCATTTGCCGAAAGTCAGCGGCTTTCTTGGCAACTGGCTGCCGAAAATGTTCCAAACTCAATACAGCGGGGTTTTAGGTCTCGGCAAACTGAATACTCTTACGTCCGGTTTGAACACGCGGATATGGGGTTTGGTTGGCCGTCTCGGCGTGATGGGGCCGGTTGCGGCAGTTGCCGCCGCCTGGGCCGCAAGCCATGCCGTGGGCCGCTGGTATGATAAAAAGTTTCCCGGTAACTGGATCGCGGCGCTTTCCGAAAAAATAGGGGAGGCTTGGTATGCCAAAGCCAACGCAAAATCTGCCGCCATCGTAGGCAAATCCAGGGAGGGCACTAAGAGCTGGCAGGAAGTGGCTGCTGAAATCCGGCAGGCGATCTACACGGGAAAAGAGGATACCATCCAGAGTATTTGGGAACAAAATATTGGCAAGGTTAGAGGATTAACTACAGAGGCGGCTGCCGCCGCATACAAAGCTATCGTCCTGCCCGCAACGGCTGAGGCGCGTGAGCGGATGGGTCTGGCTTCTGTCACATCGGCGGAGGCTCAAACGGCGGAGAAGGATCGTAAGTCAATTGAGCTTAGCAAGCAGGGCGTCGGTGCCCAACTCAGTATTAAAGATACGCTTGCAAAGGCCAATGCCGACCGTAAGCAAGAAGAAGCTCAACGGAGGCGGGATGAGTTCATAATAGCGTTCCAGGAGACCACGCACCGCAAGTTAATGGTGAATCCGGGGACAAACACCAAAACCAGCGCAAGCATGTGGGCAATTTCACCGTAGTTTATGGCTACTCCGACTACATCGCTCCTGCGCCAGAGCAGCTATCCTTATTGCGGCAGGCTGTTTGTGTTGGAGACGGGGCGGACGACGGGCTACGATCCGTTTGCCGGTCTTAGCTCCTTCCCAGGGATCAACTTTCCGGCCATGCCGGACTCTATCGAGCTGGCCCGCAGCGTCGAATACTTGGTGGTCAACAGCCCAGTCATGCCGGATGGTATTCATCAATATAAGTGGACGAACCCGTTAACCATCCCCTTTTCTTTCAAACTCCAGTCCTTCGACAAAGATTTTTGCCCCAAGGGAGCCAAGTCCCTGCTGGAACTGGCCGCGCTCTTGCACGCGATGGTTCTGCCAATTTCCGTGTCTGGCCAGGCTACGAAAATGGACATCACTGCGGCGGAGAGGAGACCAGACCCAAAAGATAAAGATAAAGATAAAAATAAAAATAAAAATGAACCTGGGGGCAGCACCGATGATCTGGCCAGCCGGGGCCAGGACAGCGATGTGCCCTACAATGTCTCTTCCCATTCCAAATCCGACTTCAATCCGCCGGTGACATTGAGATTGGAACTGATCTTCACGGAAGATACTGGACCGGGCATCGTTTGCACTGGTTATTTGAAAGACGTAAAGGTTAAGTTGAATGGCCCCTGGTTGCGCGGTCCTGACCGATCTTGCAATTTGCCCACGTCGGCGGACTTCGATTTTACTTTTGTCCATGTTCCAGGCTACGGCAACAACTTCTCGATTTCGACCAGCACGATTGAAAAGAATAGCACGCAGGCCCAGGCTTTTGCGCACGACGTGAAAGACACGCTGTATAACACTCGCCAATTGTCACTAATTTCCGAGCGTAGCTACCAGGGGTTCAGCCCACCCCCGCCGCCCCCGCCGCCCCCCGCTCCGCCGCTCTCGCTCTCGCCGGTGTGGACGCCCACTACCATTCCGCCGTCCACGCCACTGTGGGTGCCATTGACGTAGCACCAGTTTCACGGTGTGTCAGGCGGCTGGTGAATGGAGCTTGAAAGAAAACAGGATGTCGAGTTCGTCCACTTGCACTTAGCGCCAGAAAAAGCGCGTGCCTTTGTCTTTGACCTTTTCAGCGATCAGCACGAAATCCGCGTAGCTGGCCGCTTCGACGTGGTGATCGACGACGAAGATCAGAATGCCCAGACGATGGCTCACTTCCCTCAAGTAAGAGAAGATGCTCCGGCGCACGACCGCATCCTGGCCGCTGGTGATTTCGTCATACCAGCGAAAGCCCACCCGGCTGGAGACTTGACCGATCTCTGACAGGTTCTCGGCGATGATGAGGTTGGTCAGGCCCGCCTCGCCCTTGGAGCTTCCTTCCAGGCGTTTGCTGCCGATTCGGTTTTCGACCTTGATAATGAGCTGGGCTTTATTGTCGCCGCTGGCCAGTTCGCGCTTGGTCGAGTAACTGACTTGGAGCGTGCCTCCGGTCATCATGTTCGAGATGCGCTGGGCCACGCGGTTCAAGGGAGCGATGGCGTCGGCCAAGACCATGTTAGGGATGCCAGTCGGCCCGAAAGCACGATGCCAGTATGCGAGCACCTTGAAAACTTCCTCCTCCCCAGCCAGATCGGCGGCTGCCATCTCGATGGCTTTCTGCTCAGCCTCCAGCGCCCGCTGGCGTTCTTGCACCACAGCAGATTTTTTGTTTACAAAACTGGCGTCAATGCCGTTGCCCAGGGACGCGATTTTGACCTCGCGGGCCTGGATGCAAGCGCCCACGTTGCGGATCACGCGCTCGTTGCCGGTGACCTGTTCTCCCAATTCTCTGGCGTCGTCCAGGTGGGTCTCGGCGTCCATCTGCTCCTCGATTTCTTTTATCGAAGTCTTGACGCCATCGCGTTTGGTTTTGATGGCGAGATAAGCCCTGTCGGATGCCTGGTAGTCTAGGGTCGCCTGATTGAGCGCGGCCTCGGCCTTTTTCATCTCGATCTCGCTGAGGGCTTTATCCCAGGGTTTGCCACAAGTCGGGCAGGTCTTAGGTATCTTCTGCATCTCGTGCAGCCGTTCCTGCACTTGCTGCTCATAGGCATCGCGGGAGGACCGGGTTTCCACGGCTCGCTGCCATGCCACGTCGAGCACGGCCAACTTGTCGCGGAGTTCCTGGCGCTGGATGTCGAGCTGGTGCGCGGCAGCGGCGTTTTGCTCCTCCAGCAACTTGATCTTCTTCCTGAGCTTGCCGATAGCTTCCTCGGCAGCAATCACGGAGTTGCGGTCGTTTACATTTTGGCGCTTCAACTCCTTGATCCGGTCTTCCAGTTCCTCGACCTGGCGCTGGTATTCCTTTGCCGCGTCGGCGTGATCCTGCTTGGCATCGGCTAGGTCTTCTTCCAGGCCCTCCCGGCGCAGTTTGGCGCTTTGGAGCGCCTGGTTGGCCACGGCGACCTGCCTTTGGCCAGTCTGAAGCGCCTTGGTCGCCCGACCGAAGTATTCCGTCCAGGGCGGCTGGGCCAAGGCCGTCATCAGCAGGTTCACGGAGTTCTGCTGGGACATCCGATTGAACTTGAGTTTGTCGCCATCAAGAAAGACCGTCCATTCCGCGAGTTCTGGCGTGACCCGGATCGTTTTGGACAGTTCCTCGCGGGTTTGGTCAACGTGCCCCCGTTGGGTAGTTTTGCCGTCGTAGATGAACCGCAGGCCCTCGCCGGTCTTGGACAGCTCCGGGCATTTGAAGCCCATCTCCACGGTCAAGGGCTTTCCGAGCAATTCGGCGTCAACTTTGACCAGCATATTCGGCACGCTGGCAGTGTCCCCGGCATAATGGCCCAGTTCAGTGAAGCGCCCGGCGACGCCGGTGAGTGTGCGGCTTAGGGCTTCGCCCAGGCACGTCTTGCCGGAGCCGACGCTTTGGAATTTGCCGTCCGAGGCCAGATTCGAGCCGATGACCAAAACTAAGCCCTTGTCGGGAAAGCTGATGTCCGCCGATTGCACGGTCGTCCAGTTCCGCATCCGTATCCGCTTGATCCGAAGGTCGGTCATTGCCAGAGAGAACGTAATTAGGGTGTGCTTGGCTGTGGAAAAAAGAAAAAACCGGCTCCCGTGATGTCATCACGGGGAGTATTCTACATTCCTCGGATTACTCCCAACAGCGGCTTGTTTTTTGAAGATCGTGGCGAGACCTATGTCTTTGCCGCGCTCTTGAAGGCGCTATCTTCCTTCGTGGGCCGGACATTTCCTGCGATGGTCTTCGAGCACCCGGATACTGCTGTCAATGAATATGTTACTAATTACGGCATGGTTATCGGCATGACCGACCACGAGGGCAACAAGACCGTCATCAGCGCCCAATACCGGAATAATCTTCCATCGCTCTATGTGGACCGGCTACGCTCATTTTTGCAGTTCATGCCTGGCGACATCGTTTTGTGGGCCAAAAACGTCTTCGACACACCTCAGCCCGCCCCGGCCAAGGAGGTTGTGTATGGCGAAAAGCCCGAACAGTCGCCCAGGCGGCTGTCAAAAACGGAAATAGCGGCGAAATGGCAGCACCCTGATGCCCTTTCTTCGGGGGAGATGGACTACCTGACTGGCAAAAAGAGTCCTCTCCGCCCATGACTTGATATGCGCGGAATGCGATTCAAAAAACTGCTGGAAGTGGCCGAGAGCTTGGAAATGATCCAGGAATACCTGACCTACGACCAGCTTTACCGGATGTCCGAGCCGAAGCGGTTCGTTCGGTCGCATTACGTCCGCATTCCTCCGATGGAAGTCGAGGCGTATCAGACAGCCAACCACTGGGTTTTTTCCTATTATTTTAATGCCAAGTCCGCGCCCGGCCATTCGACCACCGGCCTGCGACACCGGGGCTTTGTTCGATTCCTCAAGCCCAAACGCGGGCACAAGGGCAAAAATACGCCGCTCTCCCAGCTTCCGGTAGAAGTTGACTGTATGTGCTTTGCGCCTGAAACCTTGGTTATGCTGGGTGATGGCACCTATAAACCCATCCGTGAAATCAAGAAGGGTGATTCCGTTTATACGCACCGGGGCAGAATTAGGCGCGTGCTTGGAAATGTTCCACGGTTGGTCAAACAAGATGAGAATGTTTACAAAATTAAGGTTGTTGGATTTCTAGGCGAGTTGATCGCTACAGGCAACCATCCGTTTTATGTTTTGCGCGGCAATGAAAAGTGTTTGTGCGGGTGCGGCCAATCTTTGTTCGAGGATGGTGCTGGTGGGTTTAAAACCGCAAATCGGCTCTTTAGCCCCAACTTAATTTTGTCCAAGAAATATCGGCAAGGGCACTGGGCCAAAGGCACAGTCCTGGAAAATGATCCTGGGCACTTCGAGTGGATTAAAGTAGATGATTTCAGGCCGCAGGAGTGGTTCCTGCTGCCTTGGTTAGAAGAGGGCAAAATCAGCGTGGACCTGGCTTTTGCCCGACTCCTTGGTTATTACGCCGCCGAGGGTCATGTTCCAGCGCGAAGCGCCTGCGTTTTTCTTACACTCAATACCAACGAAAAAGAAACTATTGCTGCTGATATTTTGGGATTGTGTGCCAAGCTTGGTTACCCGGCAGAGATCAAAAATCGGAGCTACAAAAAGCAAAAATGGTTGTCCGTAATCATTCGCAGCCGCAAGCTACGCGACGAGTGCCTGGCGCACGTTGGCCGGGGATCGAACTCAAAACGATTTTCACCGGAAATCATGGGGTTTGACAACGCGGCGCTAAAAGAGGTTTTTATCGGTGCTATGTTGGGCGACGGTTGGATTTATCCAAGCCGGGGAATGAAATACATCTCTACGAGTTTTGCGCTGGCTAGCCAAATGAGCTGCATACTGAGCCGCCTGGGGGTAAGACACTCTGTTTCAATTCACACAGAGGCAAAAGCAAGCAAGCAGCGCAGTTATCAAGTTGTAGTGCCGGGAGGAGGTTCAGCGGATGAAGTTAGAAAATGGCTCTGGCCGCATCTCCGAGAAAAGGACAAGTTTTCACTTGGTTCCGGCGTTTTTCACTGTGCCGATTACGTCCGCGACGAAGGCCAGTTGAAAACCCTGCTCAAGCGAGAGAAAGTCGAATACACTGGTGAAGTTTACGACTTGGCCGTAGAGGAGGACGAGTCGTTCATCGTTCATGGCGTTGCCGTTCATAACTGCCCGGACTATCGTTACCGCTGGGCTTGGGCCAACCACCAGAAGAAGGCTGGCCCCATCGGCAAGAATTCGCTCAACCAGTGCATCAGCCGCGCCCCTAGAAAGACCAACCCGCAGGGCATACCTGGACTTTGTAAACATATTCTAGCCACGCGGGATTTCATTTATGGCCTGCTGTCCGGTTTCCCGGAGGACATGGGGCCTTCGGATCGCCTGGATAGGCTCACCAAACATGCTACCAAACGCTGGATCAATTTCGATGCGGAGATGGCCGCAGCCCGCGAGCGCGACGCCAAGATTGCTGCTGCGAAAGCCCGCCGCAATATCGGGTTGCCGCCTCAGCGCCAGAATCGGCTGGCCAGCAAACTGGCCGCAGTCATGCCCCCGGAACTCACTGGAATACCGATGGAACCGTGGATAAGACCACCGCCTTCGCCCCAGGAACTCAAAGCCAAATACGGCAAAGCGCCCGCCGCCCCGAAAGCCCCGCAAGCTCCCAAAGGCCCCAAGGCTCCGGCCCCCGCGCCGCCGCCGCCAGGACAGCGCAGGCGCGAATTGCCTCCGGCTGCCCCAGTAAAGAAAATCCCAATCAAGCCTGCCAAGCCTGCCAAGGCTGCCGAGAAACCTGCCAAGAAAGCGGCTGCTCCAGGCGAGATCAAAGGACTTACGCCGGGCCAATTTCTCGGTCGCAGGTTCCTCAAGACTGAAGGAGTAGATAGTATGACGAACATGAAAACGCTGCTGACGTTACAAGAGATCAAAGTCGTAAAGAACGCCTATAAGCTCGTAGTCGAGATGGGCGACGAGATGGGCGACGAGCTGGGCGGGCTGGACTCTGCGGGTGATGTGGGCGATATGCCCTCGCCATCCGGGGCCGACATGCCGATGGAACCACCGGTATCGGACAGCGCGGTCGGCGCGTCCACCCAGGACAATGTGGCCGTTGGCCTTTTGCGCGAAATCCGCGACCTACTGGCCGACCTGGTAGCTGATGAAGCTGCTGAGGGCGGCGAGGCCCCGGAGATTCCCGAAGAAGGCGAGCTGGAGCCAGGTGAAGGCGGCGAGGAGGACAAACTTGCGGGTGAAGAAGAATTTCGACCGGGCAAACGTCCCATGCCCGTTCCAAGCGGAGCTGAATAATTTATGACACCCGGCGCATATCCTGAACCACTGGCAAGAACGACTTGGGTTCAAGTCCCGATGGTTTCGGGCTATGTCGGCAGCCGATTGCGGGTTGCCGACTACTCGTTCGGAACCAACTACGCGGGTTATGTCCTGGAGGACAGCAAAGTCCACCTGACCATTGAAAACGTCACCAATGGCACGACTTTGTTCTTCCAGGTTCAGCAGAGCTACGGTGATGGCTCAGCCGATCCAAGAACGTCGATCACCCCCCAATATGGCATCGCGCCTCTAGGCACGCGCGTCGTGGATTTCACCATTAACGCTCCGTTTATCGAGATCAAGTGTGTTGGCGGCGCGGGCGCGATTCGCGCCCAATTGGATTCCCGCCTGAAGTGGGAGCAGATGGCGATGAGCCGCACTGATCCCTTTGGTGCTCCCAGTCTGTGGAGCAAGAGTTACCACGCAGGCCCAGGCGTAGTAGTGCCCGCCCCATTCCCGACCATTTAATACGTCGGTGTCGGATTCGGAGCTGCGCTCTTGCTCTGAGTCGTCGAGAATACCGAAGTAAAAGCAGATTGACCAGCTCCGTGCGCAAGCTCGGAGCTTTGTATTGCTTTCAGGTTGAGCGCCTGGCCCGGAGCTTCCTGGTCGCTGATGATGACTGTTTCCCCAAGAACCTGGAGCGAGGTCGCCGCCGCGCTGCTGGTTTGAAATTCGCCCCGTTTGGCGATGAACGACGACAACATGGCCCCGCTCTCAATCATGTAGCAGGCGTTGGTGACCTGGTAGGTGCCAGACCAAACGGTGGACTTGTCAGAGGACGGGCTGATGATAATGCGCACGATGTCGCCGACGCGCAGAAAAATAGAGTGAGCCACGTCGAGTTTGATCCCCAGGATTTGCGCCCGCGCATTTTCATACATGGTCTGTGCCATGTTCTCGGCCTCCGTAGGGGCGTTCGTGCTCAGATGGAATGGATAATTCAGGTCGGCTCCCTTCACGTTGGCCAACGAGTGCATGACGTTGCCCAGCTTGAGAGCCTTGGCCGGATCGGAGGCGATTTCTTTCATCTGGCCGGTATAGGGATCGTAAACGATCAGGCGCACGCCGGATGCGCCCGCTTCCAGCAGGTTTTGGCTCTCGTCCAATTGCGTCAGTCCAATGTTGTTGGTCTGGTAATAGACCAGCTCCTTGAGCGCGGCATGGTAGTCCGGTGAGTGAAAATGAAGCGTGTTGTCCTGGACGTAGATGCTGTAGTTGCCCCGGCCCTTGGCGTTGATGGCACGCGGCACCATGCGATGCAGGATGAAGTCGAAATCGTCAACAAAACTTTGAATCCACATGCCTTCGCCCACGGTTTCCTCGATGACGGTGTTGGCGATGCCGTTTTCTTCGGCAATCTGAGCCACGATGGCGCTGATTTTTCCCTTTCGAGTCACGACCTTCGTCCGGCGTGTAACTGTAAACAAATAATCCGACAAGCTCAGCCGGACAAAATGACCGGCACTTTTGCCTACGCCGTCGATGGCCGCGCCCAGGCTGGTGATAATTGAGTCTTGCCAGGGCAGGTAGGCCATCTGGCCTGGCAGTCCGACGCCAATCCGGTAACGGATTTTCGGCGTGCCCTGGGACTGGGCGAAGCGGATCAGGCCATCCACGTAGTCTGTCGTTGGGGCCTGAACCCACAGCTCGTGTTGGCTCGGCATCTTCAGGCCCTCCGTGATGATGGACTTACTGTGGACGACGTTGATCTTGCTGAACGGGATGATCTTGCTATTTGGCAGCCTTAGCTCGATTTCTACGACCGTTCGGCCTTCCAGGTTGGTATTGCCAGATTGAGCCACAAAATTGTTTACATTTCATCGACGTTTGAAGCGTAGCTTTCAAGCTCAACCATGATCTCCTCGTCAATCGTCAAGTTTTGGAGTTCGATAAAACTCTCTTCCGGGTAGCCCAGGGCCTCGAACAGCCGTTCCACAGTGTCCCGGTTCGCCAAGAGCAGTTTGGCCTCCGGCCCAGTGAAATCGTAGTGGGCCTCGATGTCGTCGATGACCACCACAAGATGGCTGTCGTCCTGGATAATGATGGTAGAGCTGGGGTTTTCACCTTTCAGCTCCGCAAGCAATTGCGCCAGTTCAACAGGTCGTTCCATATCCAAGCTAGTTACACGACTTCTGCCAAATCTTTTTGATAAGACTCAAGAAGTCATCGCGGCTCATCGCTCTTTTTAGCCGATTGCACGTAGTGCAACAGGATACGGTGTTTTGCGGGGTGTAACCTTCAGTATTTTTTACGCGGTCGATGCCATTGCAGGTAAAAGCGATAGTTCTGGTGCGAAAGTTGAATAAGCGCGTGGCTGGTGGTTCACCACAGTAGTTGCAGGGATTATTTATTAGTTTATCGAATTGTGCGCTAGATAGGGTATAATCCAAGTTTCTAGCTCTAGCAGACCCGATGTAAACATGGCGGAAATGCGTCAAACCGACTGCTTGGTCGGATTTCCTCCTGGTTATTCTTGGGCGTTTTTTAAGACAGCCGCAGCTTTTGACCGAATGATGCGCGGTTGTTGATATTTCACCGCCACACTCACATTTGAATTTGTAAAGTGTTCTGCCGTATTTGGTTCCAAGAACTTCTACAGGGGTAAGCTTTCCTTTCCATTTGATATTAAGCGGCAATTTGTTGCTGCTATTAAAGCAGGATTTGCAGATAAGTGATCTGGAATAGTAGATTACCGGCCACCAAGCCCACCGTGGCGCTTTGCATGTCGGGCATGTGATTTGAAATTGGACGTTTTTGCCCATCATTCTGATCGGAGCTTCGATGACTCCAAGGTATTTTGTCTTCCACCTTTTGCAGTTCACGCCGGTATTTAAGCTGTGCGATACGCTGAACGCAAGGAATTTTTGTTTGATAGTGAACTCTGGAAAAAAACGGATGTCGGAATAGCACTGAAGATGCACGCCGAATACGTGAGAACCAGCTCACCCAGGCCCTACCCGAAGTTCTTCGAGGTTGATCGTAGTGAGGAGGCCGTTGATCCGCTCTGGCACATGCCGATGACGGAGCGCACCGTGTTCAAGCGCACCCTGGACATTCCCTCCATCGTCACGTTCGAGAAGCCCAACTGGGCTATGACCAAGCTGGGCCTCACCCCCAAGCAACACTTTAAATTTTGGTTGGCGAATCTCCACCTAAACCCTTCTGGCACACTGATCGACGGGCGTGAAATAGACCCGGTTCGCCTAGACTATTTTCCTCTGCGCGGCGACCTGATTTATTACATCGGCTACCGGCTCATGGTTATCAACGTGGTGCTGGACCCCAGCACCTACTGGTTGCAGACCAACGTCTGGTTGGGCTTGGTCTGCGAAGCATCCATTGCTCCCGATGGCGATGCCCGGCCTACAATCGACCTCTTAACGCCCGTGCCCGCTGAACAGCCTGGGGCCAAGCCCCTGCCTGATTGGCCAGGCCCGGCACCCACAGGCCCGGCCAACATCCCCCATAACTGGCCATGATTATTGGCCATAAAGAGGGTGTGTTCGCGGACGCCGTGCGGAGTGCGCTCCAAGATAATTTGTTTACGAATACGACCCAAAAGCAGAATGCGGTGGTTGAACGGTTTATGAACTGGTTCAACCGGGATGCCCGCTTCAAGCCGGTGCCCGATCTGGCGCAGAGGATTGCGAACATGGAGCCAAGATTGCGGAAAATGGCCAAAAATTTGGAAGTGAGCATCCAGCGAGGCAAGCTCGTAATTAGGTCAGATGCGGAATCCGTGGCTCTGCTGAATTTGCTTCGGCGTGGGTCGGACTGGTTTGACCCGCATCCTGATGTTGATACGGCAATATTGTTGGCGCTCTCGAAGGGCGCTAGTTAAAGCGCATGAAGAAGAACATTGATACAACGATCCAAGAAGCGGTCGCGCAAGCCGACATGAGGAAGCCGGAGACGATTAAGGCAGCCGCCAACGCCATCCTCTCTGAGGACGTGAACTCTGGGGATACGGTAGCCATAATCGACGATCCGACTTACGCTTTTCCTGGCCAGAAGGCTCGCGTGATCGGGGATTCTGCCAAGGGAAGCGGGTGGGTTGACGTTGAGCTGGCTAACGGGCTGAAAATCCCAGTGCAGTCCAGCCTTCTGCTGAAGGTGAGCTGAATCGTGCCGCGACGGACTTGGCCCAGGTGATAAACTCCGCCTGGGTTAGGCGTTCCTTTTGCACGGTTGCACCCTTCGCAGCATGGGATCACGTTGTCAGCGACGTAACCGCGAGTGTTGCCGATACGGTCGAAGGCCATTCCAGGTGTAAGTATCTTTGCGGTAGATTTTTACTTTGCTAGGAGGGCTGCCGCGTTTGCCGGTGTAGATATGAGGAGATGGCAGACGAAACACTTAGTGTGCGGCCTGGATCACTCGGCTCTTACGGCATGAGGTATCACGAGCTTGCTCTGCAAAGATGGCTGTATTCCAATTTTTTTGTAAGGGAGGGTGCTCCAATTCCATGCGTTTTTTCCACCCCAATGGATGCGTTTGGGAACTTCGACAGGTTGTGGAAAAGTAATGCCAATCCGTTCAAATACCTGTTCGACCTAAAGGACGAGCAGGGTAAGCCTCTTTACGAACCGTATCCGGCCAACCTCCGTTATCCCCTGATTTCCATCTTCCGGCGTGGCTGGCGTTACCGCCCGGAGCAGAATTACTCCATCCATCAGTGGCGGAAGATGAACTGGCCCACGGTCTCGAATCCGGTGGGCCGCTGCCAGCTTGCCAACGTGGCCGTCAGCTACCGCCCGATGGCTTGGGATTACCGTTGGCAGATCGACCACTACGCCATGCGCCCGGACACGCAGGCGTATTTCGTCGAGAAGCTGATGCGTTCCATGTGGATCACGGGGGGCACGCCCCAATGCTGGGTTTTGATCCACTACCCTGGAATTGGTCTCCACAGAATCCGCATGTTCATCGAGGGGGACATCGAAAACACCACCTTGGAGGAGCCGGAGGACCAAAAACACGTCGAGTTTCGCACCACGTTTACCCTCTGCCTGGAGGGCTACTCGATTGACCAAGACATCCAATTCTTGCCTGCCCTCTGGACGCTCATCATTCGCGGTCAGGAGCAGTCAGCTAACCCCGACGAATTGGGCGAAGCTCTCGATCAACAGACCGAAGACTTGAGGCTCCGCGACGACAACGCGACCATGCTGGCCCGGCAGAACGTGCCGCCAGATGAAGAATGTCAACAAAATCTACGACACGCAACCTACGGCACCTACCCTGGGCATGACGTTTACTTGAGCGGCAGTCTCCAGCCCAACGGCTATTTGCTCTATGGGTTCAACAGCAGCAACACGAACAGCCCCTATTTTTTGGGCGGCATTCCCTCAACCTCCGGCTACGGCCTGGCGACGTTGACGGAGGTAACCCGCTGTGCGGGAACCTTTTACGAGACCGGCACGACCGCAAGCGTCTTCTTATTTGGCGATTACATTTACCCAGCGGGAACGGTCGTCAACTACGGCAGTATCGTGGAAGCTGGAACTACCTACGGCGGATTCCTTTACGGAGCAAACGAGAAGCTTATCCTCTTCGATGACGGGGCATCCTCTGGCAGTCTCACCGAGGGCGCATACGTCCTCACGTTGCAACCGGGCGGCACCTACTTCGAGGCCGGAACCGTGGTGGGCTTGTTCACGATGGGCACCTATGTCTCGACCGTGGTCGATATTGGCACCTACTACGAGACCGGCACGACAGCCGCAGTCTTCGGAACGGGCATTTATATGATGACTTCGGTGGATAGCGGTAGTTACTTCGATGCGGGCACGACCGCAGCCGTTTTCTTGATCGGAACGAGTTCGATGAGGGTTGCGAATGCTGGCACCTGGTTCGCCTCCGGCAGTATGGCGGGCCTGTTTTTGGTTGGCGCGTATGCGTAGATAGATTATGACTTGGACAGCACAGACAGCAGGCGGCTACCTGAAGTGGGCGGTAGTCGAGGGAAAGACCAGCAAGGTCATCCGTGATTCAGGCCCGGACTGGATCAGGAACCTGATCCTGAATACCGGCTTGAACGGCATTGCCACTCGAACTTGGGTCGGCAGCTTCGAGTATGCGATCTGTGGCACCGGCGTTCGCCCAACCTCCGTGGACAGCCTGACCACCAACGCCACACTCGCCGGTGGAACCATTTCCAGCGACGCACCATTTTTCGATCCCAGCGATGTCGGAGCCGAGCTGGAGTGGGATGACGGCACCCGCGCCATTATCACCAGCTACTCCAGCTCCAGCACGGTTTACACGGATGCCACGGGTTCGGCCAGCGGCCATTTCATCAAATACAACACCCAAGACACAGCCCTCTCGGTCGAAACCAAGCGCACCAACACCAAGTTGACGGGCGTCGGCAACTGCGGCACTGCCCAGGTTGCCAATCAGTTCCAATTTCGGCGCACCTTCGACTTCACTATCGAGGTTGCCCCGCAGAACTACACCGAAGTCGGGTTCTCCTGGGCCGCAGCGGGTGCCAGCACGACTTTCGCTCGCGTTCTCCTGCCCGGCCCGGTTTTTGTGGACATTGGCCAGCAACTTCGCGTCACCTACGAACTGCGGATCACCTTGAATCCCGGATCACCTATTTCGCGCTCGGCAGCAATCTCCGGCTGGACGGGCACGACCGGCACTGAGCAGGCTCAAATTTCCTACATGGGGACGGTGAACACAGATGGTGACTCTCAGGTTACCGGGAGGCTGACTTCGGAACCTTCCAATGCTGGCCAAACCCACTGGGGCGTCTTTTTGTCCCCAAACAGTTCCGCGCCAGCCACTTTCGGCACGGCGGTTGACCGCCATCTCAATGTGGGCTACGCCGATACCATCACACGGGCGGTTTACGCGAGCAACAGTTTTTACGTGGATGTGACCGCTGTTTTCAATGTGGGCACGGCCAATCGGGTGGACATGCAAAGTTTCGGTTATGGATACCATGATCCGAACAACTTCTTTGCGTCGATCCAGACTGCTTACGTTTTCGTTTTGGATAGCCCGCAGATCAAAGACAACTCGCACACGTTGACCTTGGTGTTCCGGTCGAGTTGGAGCCGGGATTTGGCGTAATTGTTTACAAATTCGACCCCAAAACCAGGAAATGACGAAGTGTAGATAAAGAGAAAGAATGAACGTGTATGGCAACGATTAAGCGAAAGAACTTTCCGGGAGTTTATACCCAGATAATCGACCAGTCGTTCGTGAACACGAACACTGCTCGATTCCGCCCCGGTTTGATTGGTGTCGCCAGCAAAGGCCCATTTAACACGCCGACCCAGGTTCGCACTCTCCAGGATTTTGTCCGCCTTTTCGGCCAGCCGATTGACGGCGATTATTTCCTGGGAACGGCAGTGGGCGTGGTTGCGCCATACAGCGATGGCTCTATAGTTGTGCGGGTTGGGTTGCTATACAATGATCTGCCAGGAAACATTGTCAGTGCCGTGGTCGGAACCTCCGGTGCGACGACTTTTGACACCGCAGCGGCTCCGCTGGTGGACAAAAATCAGACTTATACCCCGACTGGCAACTATTACGTCCAGATCACCGAGGATGGCAAGAAGAGCCTTGTCAATGCGAAGGTGCTCAGCGTCTCCGGCACCGTGGTCACGCTGAACACGGATACCCTGCCGGACACCTACGCGAACGGTTTGCTTCAGTTCAGCTATTGGGCCAACGCCGCCAGCAAGGCCCAAGGCGTCTTGGAAGGTTACAGTTACACCCCCATCTCCACCCTTGGTGTCGTTTCCGGTGAAAAGGGCAACTACTATTTCTCGGTCACAACCAATCCAACCGACATCGTGGTGGGCGACCTGCTGCGAATCACCCAAACGGGCAAGTTTCCGACCTACGAAGTTTATTGCGCCAAAACGAATCCTATTATCGGGTCTGGTTCTAACGCCTCAGCAACCATCGAACTTCAGGCCACGGACGACACCGAACGTGGCTACCAGGCGCTTCCGCTCCAGGACACATACACTGCCGCGACGGTCGAGAAGGTCAGCTCGAAGCCCAACGCAGCCCTCATTTACGCACTCACCGAAGGCACCTGGGCCAACACGACCAACTCGAATCCGGTTGGCGGGTTGCAGGTCAAGATCAGTCCAGGAACTCAAGCGGGCACCAAGAAAATCAGCATCTATTGGGATTCGGCTTTGGTCGAGGTTTACGACAACCTGGGCGTCGCGGCTCAGTTTCCCACGACTGCGCCTCCGTTGGACTTCGCGGATACCATCAATACCAACGCGCCTTCCAGCTACATCACCATCAAGATGCTGGGCAACTATGTCCCGGCCAACACGGTCGATCCTTGGAACAGCTCCCCGTCCACGCCGGTGCCGCAGGCTCCGACAAACACGGCGAAATACGGCGTGCCGCTTCCCGGTGGGGCCTTCGATAGAGGATGCAACGGCGAGGCTGCCCGTGCTCAGGATTTCGTTGGCAAGCTCAATCCCGTGGACGACACCCTGACTGGCATCAAGTCCTTCGAGGACTTGGACAACATATATGTTACTGTCCTCTGTGCTCCTGGCGAGACTTCGCCGGACGCCTCTAAGCTGCCGATCCACACTCAGTTGCGCGACACGGCTTACATTACCAAATCCATTGGCCTGATTGACGTGCCCCTCAGCCTCAATGGGGTGCCGTTGAACGTGTGGGATGCCATCGACTGGCACAACGGTCAGGGCAAGTTCAAAGATCGTGGCAAGATGGACACCGCCTATTTGGCGTGTTTCTGGAACTGGTTCACGATGAGTGATCCACTGACCCAGCAGCCCAAGCTGTGCCCGCCGACCATCGGTGCTCTGCGGGTCATGGCCTACACCTGGCTGCACGACCAGCCGTGGTCCGCCGCTGCCGGTGAAAACCGTGGCGTCATCAGTGAAGCGACTTCGGTCACCTTCCCGCGCCTGTCCGACAACGCCAAAGAGGCTATGTATGGCTCTGGCAATGCGGTCAACCCCATCATCCAGCGCAACGGGGTCATCATGGTTTACGGCGAGCGCACCCTCCAGCGAACGGAGAGCAAGCTCACCGCGATCCACAACCTCGTTCTGGTCGAGTATGTGGTTCAGGGGTTGGCGGCTATCGGTCGCCGATTCGTCTTCGATCCGAATGACCTCACCCTGCTCAATTCGCTGGAACTAGCCATGAGGCAGTTCCTCGATGGCGTCAAGAACCTGCGGGGCATCGAAGCCTACAACCTGGTTTGCGACGAATCGAACAACAGCACCACGACTCGGAACCGCCGCGAAGTGATTGTCGATCTCTACGTCGTGCCGACTGACGCCGTGGAGCGTATCTACATCAACGCTGTTGTCCGCGAATCGGGCGCAGACCTCACTAATGTAACGTAACGGGCCAATTTATGAGCAGAATGCTATTCAAGAACACGTTCGGGTCGCAAAACTCCCGCCTGGACTTGCAGCGCCAAGACCTGTTTAAGTTCACGCTCAATCTGCCCCAAGCTCTCCGCATGAATTGGACGGATCAGGTCGAGTTCGCGGTGGAGAAGTTTCCTTTCCCGGAGCGCAGCATCGAAGTCATCGGTATCAAATACATGCAACAGACCAACTTTCTGATTGGCGGCGACACCCCGACACCCGCCGTGGAAATTCCTGTTCGCTACGCCTTTGCCGCTGACATTGCCACGGCGTTGGAAAAGTGGTTTTGGCTCATCCGAAATCCGCTTACAGGCGGCGTGGCCTTGACCAGCTTCGTCAAGTCGGATGGGTTTTTCACCTGGATTGTCCCCAACCAGGTCGCGCAAAACGCGGACATCCGTGGTGTGCCCCAGTCGATGCCCAATACGATGAAAAACGGCTTGAAGTATTACCTGGAAGGCGTGCTCTTGAAGGGCTTCAAGTTTTCGGATGCTGATATGACCACCAGCGGCAAGGTGGACTGCCAGCTCTCCCTCCAAATTGATAGGTATTACCCCGTAAATATCGACTCAATGATCGTAAGTGTGCCATAATGAATGGGTTACAGATAAATGCTGGACAAAAGTTTGGACGGTTAACCGTGCTTCGAGAACTTGAAAGGACGGTTAGTGGGGGCCAAATCCTCCGCCAAATCGAACTTCAGTGCGCTTGCGGAAAAATTACAGTCACACGGCCTTCTGTTTTGTCTCGTGGGCGCACAAAAAGCTGCGGCTGTCTTCAGCGTGAAAAAGCATCAAATTCTGGCAAACTTCGCCGTAAAGCACCGGGTGAGCACGCGATCAATTCGGTCGTAAACACCTATGTTCAAGCTGCCAGAAAGCGTCAACTCGACTTTGCGCTTACCCGCGAGGACGTGGTTCGATTGATTTTCTCCGATTGTCGCTACTGTGGTGCTGAACCTCAGAATGTCCGGGGTCGTATAGGCATGTTTGGCTCGATCCATTACAATGGTATTGACCGCGTAGATAATACCAAAGGCTACACGCCGGAGAATAGTGTGGCTTGCTGCGAAATCTGTAACAAAGCAAAAAGAACAATGAGCGCCGCTGATTTTCAAGCTTGGATCGAGCGTGCTCACAGCCATCTCAGTCAATTACCAATATGAAAGCATTCGAGTTCATTTCGAGATTGGACGATGCCCGGCACGCTCGCAGGGTTAGCGAAGACGGTATTCCCGCCCCCGTGGCTGCGGCCCCATCGCACGCGCCGACCAGCGGCAAGGACGCCACGACCACCGGCCAGGGCAAGAGCGAGGACGAGGGCGAACCCGTCAAGAAGGCTTACAAGCAACCTTCGGGGTCGATTCCCGCCCCCGTGGCTGCGGCCCCATCGCACGCGCCGACCAGCGGCAAGGACGCCACGACCACCGGCCAGGGCAAGAGCGAGGACGAGGGCGAAGCAATCAGCAAGGAGGCCATGAAGGAGACTTTGCGCCAGCTCATCGACGGCGACGACACTGATGTCGCTGCGCTGCTGTCCGAAGGCGGACATAAAGCCGGTTGCCAATGCGGCTTCTGCAAGAACAAAGGCTCCTTCGGCAAGAAGAAGGACGAGGGCGTCGGCAAGACCAAGGACGGCGAACAGCCGGACAAGGCCATGAAGGAGGATTTGGGCATGGCGGGGGCAGGCCGGGGTATGCCTCTTCGCCGCCGCCTCGGCGGTGCTCCTCCGAGCCGAATGAATTTCCGTCAACGAGTCAAGCTGCCTCCCAAAGCCTGTGGCGTCCCCTCCAAAGCGGCCATCAATCCAATGCAGCCCGCGATGGAGCAATTGGACGGCAGGGCGTCGATCCAGGACATCGCCGACCGGCTCTTGGAGGCCCCTGGAGCTGACTGATGCGAGCTGAAGGTCTAATCACGGTTTCCAAGATCACGCTTGCGGATGGCAAGGAATTGCCACTCCGCAAGGCTTGTGATTACGGATGGATCACCCCGGAGCGAACGCCGAGCGGTTGGAGTGTCGGCCACGATGAAGCTTGCCTGGGGCGAAACTTATTTTTGGACCAAGGCCGTCAACTTCTGGCTTACGCCTTTGGTTTCCGTGCCCCTATCGAGAATTACACCGTCCAAAAATTTGCGGTGGGCACTGGCTTGACCGCCGCCAGAGTAACGGATGTTGCCCTGGAATCTGCCGTGGCGCTGGCCTCTGGGTTCGGAGCGACCGTAGCCAAGATCACCAGCGTTGACTTTCTGACGGCCTTCGTAATGCGCGTCGGTTTCAATGTCGCGGTTGGCGATGCCAATGGCTATCTCTTGACCGAATTCGGTTTGTTTTCGGGCAACGACACGCTCCTGGCTCGGAAAGTCCGCAGCGTCGGGATCAACAAGACCTCCGATTTCAGCCTAACTTTAACCTGGCGGATACGCTTTTGATTTATGGTCATACATGTTACTGACAGCCAAGTGGTTGGCGAGGCTCTTGGCACGCTGTTTACCATCATCCAACCGTCGCCCGTGGATGCCGCTATCATTCTCAAAAACTCTGGCGTCAACACAATGAACTACCGTTTCCAGGAGTGGAACGGATCAATTTGGGTGGACATGGGAGCCAGCGGCAGCGACTTCTACAACACGCTTTCGGCGAACGAGACCAAGCTGATCGAGTGCGAATCTAGCAACTCCAAAATCCAAATGATTGGCAACGCCTCCGGGGGTGCTTTCCTGGAGTTCGCCATCACGCGCTATTTCAACCGTGATTCAGGTGGGGCGGTTCCGATCTTGAATCTGTGAGCCGCTATCTTGCGCCAACCAACACCGAGATTATCCTGGCCGCGCTGCTGGAGGACGACACTGAAGTCGCTGAGGCGCTGAACAGGCGCGGATTCTTTGGCCTCATGGGCAAGATACTGGGGGCCATCAGCGCCAATCCATTTAGTATGGCCGGAGCTGCAACCCCTGTGCTCGCGCCTGCCGCTTGGCAGCCGAGTCCAGCTCATCTCGCTTGGTTTACGGCCTTGTTGAATCGGATGCAGGATGGCCAGCAGTGGGCGGTGCCTGCCACGGGTCAGGTTTATCAGCTTGACAAGAATGCTAGAACTTTGGCGCTTGTGTCCGGGTCACCCAATGATCCCCTCGGCTGGCACGAAAGAAACAAGGTTGCGCTTGGCAGGTTAGGTTACGGCGTTTTAGACATGCTGCCGGGTCTGGTCGGGGGAAAAGCACAAGGTAAAGCGCAAGAACCAGATCCCGGTCTTGATCGTTGTTGGAAGTGCGGAAAACCAGGCACGCACGCTCTTATGCCTCCCCTTGGCGGATCGGTGTGCGACGATTGCTGGTCTGAACTTAACACTGATGCCGATATATTGAAGAAGAAGGGGGACGCGGAAGTAGAAGCAAATAAGAAGCAGCGCAAAGAACGGCGGGAAAGAGAACGCCCGGATGACAGGTCTCGCTTTGACTACGCGGGCGGCAGCGAGGACGAGGGCTACGCGAAGCACTACGAATCTTCGCTCAATACCAAAATTATACTGACCGCGCTGTTGCAGGACGGCTTGATTTAAGCATCTCGTCCAGGGTTGCTTCTCCTCCTCCTCCGTCTTCATACTGCCGGGCGACGCGCTCGTAGCTTTGCGCGATTTCCTTGATGCCCAGCGCCATCAACTCGCGGCTGGAGCAGAACCTCAACTCGGATGGTTCTGGCACGCCAGGCACATCACTGTAGAGCAGGGTCTTGTCTAGCGAGTCTAAGAAGAAGGGCAGCAAGTTTCCGGGAATTTGGGCTTGGATGGTCACCAGGGCCGACTCGAAATTCATGGCCTCGGTCACGGCTTTGAACAGCTTCTCGACCTTCTTCGGCCCCCATTTCGGTATGCCGCCAACGCCGTCGCCGCGATCACCGATGATGGCCAGGGCAATGGCGACTTGGGACGGGCGCTTGACAGCAAATTTGTGGCAGATCGTGCGGGACGGCAGCATTGATTTCGAGTTCAGGCAGTAGTAGGCCACGTTGCCGCCCTGGAGCTGCATGAGGTCTTTGTCGCCGCTCACGACGACGATTTGCTCGGCCTTGGAATTGAACACGACGGTCGCCACAATGTCGTCCGCCTCGTAGTCGGGGTGGTAGCCGTTGGTGGTGTCAAAAAGCGTCAGGATGTCTTCCTGGACACGCTTGCGGGTGTCCGCATAAGCCTGGGGCTTGGGTTGGCGTGGCTTGTCGGTCTTGGCATGGCCGTCCCAACCGAACAGCGTCCGCGTGATGGGCATGTTGATCCGGCCCTCATTTTGATCGAGGAGCTGGAGCGCCGACTGGACAAAGACTCTGCGGGTTGCCTCCGGGTCTTCTTTCACGGCAAACCAGCATCGGGCAAAGAGCGAATTTCCGTCGAGGATAATATCGGTCATGGTCCGGCCAATCCGCTTAATTGGTCATTTTGCGCTTCGATCTTTTCGTTTGCCCAACCCACCATCTGCTCCAGAAATTGGTCCGGCACTTCCCTGAGATTTAAAATTAGCCCCTTCCCGTTCCACGCCAGGTCGAACATTTGATGCCATCTTAGTTCCGTGGCTCGGCTTGAGGCTTGGACGAAAAAATTCCGCTGTAAAGTCCAAGGTATGCTTGAACTTTTTTTGGCACTGGTCGCACAGGTGCGGAATCTCAGTAGCGAGGTGGGGATACAGTTCGTTCTCTCGGTCCTCCAAGTATTGGGCATCAGAGGGCGACAGTGCGTTATACCAGCGCGTCGCTTCCTCCCAAGCGTCTGGCTTGCCGTCGTTGATGGAGACAATGGGCATCAGGATGTGCATAACCCGATCCGTCATGAGCGCCTTGGAGGCTGGCTCACGGGCCAAGATGATGCTTTCGTCCTTCACCTGGAGCGGGCGCACTTGGAGCACGTCCTGGCACTCCGGCAGCGTGAGGGTGTCGAAGCCAGGGTAGCTGGTGTCTTTCTCACCAACCCGGCCAAGCTCATCGGGCACGGTGATCGTCTCGACGGTCGTGGTGCGGCAGTTGGGGCACGTGCATTCGTATTCCACGATGCCGTTGTAACGGAGCGACCGTGAGACCAACAGAACCGTGTTCACATCGCCGATCACGAACGCATCCAGGGGGCAGCCATTCAAATCGCAGACCTGGGCGCACAGGTCGAACAGCAACATATCCCGGTTGCCCTTGCGGACGCGCTCGGCGAGCCAATCGTCGATGTTGGCATCCCAGGGGAATACCGTGATCTCGCCGTTCGGAAACGAGTCTGGTTTCACGTAGCCGCCCGACAGCAGCTTGATCCGCTTTTGAAATCGCAGCCTGCGCGGTTCCAGGCTGGTCAGCTTCGATTGGAATGCCATACAGCGAGAAGAACGAGAAAGGTTTGTTTACAAAATCTACTTACCCTTGATGACGGTGCTGAGCAGGGCAATGGTGGGCAGGATTGGCGGAGGTAACATCGGGCCGGTTGCGCCTCCCTGTGGATCGGTATGGGTGTGACCGAGCAAGGTCGTAACAAGGTTGGTCAGATAGGTAAGCAGCCTATTTCCAAGGACATAAGCTTCGATTGACCCAGTGCCCAGGAACAGGCTGCCGAAGTCCAGCGCCATGATCGCTGGGGTGCCGACACTGATCCCCGCCGTGCTGGTGACATCCAAAAGGCCGGTGACGGTCAAATTGACATCGGTGAACACGCTCATTATCCAACTTCCGGTCACGTCGATAGTCGCGTCACCAACCAGCGTCAAGAAGGTATCGCCGGTTACGTCCATTTTCCAATCGCCGCCGATGGTAACCTCCAGATTGCCCAGGGTGTCGATGGACATGTAGCTGCCGGAGATCATCTCGATTTCGTTGGCCATCGTTTGGAGGCTGATGGCGTCGCAAATAGCGACCATCTGGTTGCCGACGTTGATCTGCCAGTCCTGATTGACGTTCAAATTGCACTGGTTGAGCTGGTCATCGAACTCGAAGTATTGGCCCATCGCCGTGGCGAGCTGGATGTCGCCGTCATTGCCCGCTTTGCTAGCGTCGGTCAGGAGCAGCCGGTAGCCTTTGCTGGTGGTTAGGATCAGGCCATCCGAGTTCCACTCCACGGTGTGGCCGTAGCGCACCAGTGCTCCGCGCTTGGGGCTGCCGCCACTGCTGCCGGGAGTGCTCCCTGGCGCGTCCTTGTATTGGTGCAGTTTGAAGCTCTGAGCGGCCTTTTGCGTCTGCATGAACCACTCGTAAACGGGCTTTTCTGGTTCTCCGTCAAGGAAACGCACGAGCACCTGGTCGCCGATTATCGGGAGCCAGTCGAAGCCGCCGCTCTGCTGGGAAAGGCCATTCGGCAGGCCCGCAGGCAGCGCCCAGGGCAGATTTTCCGTGCTGATCGCTCCAAAGACGCCGCCGACTGCTCCGTAAGCGTGCGGGACTCTGACCTTTAATCGGCCAAGCTTTTCCGGGTCTTTGTCGTCTTCAACCAAACCGGCGTATGTTCCAGGCAAACCCATGTCCAGAGTAGTTACAGCGTGAGTCGCGTAATCGACAACCAGACCAATCTTTGGGGCCGAACATCGGGCCTCGAAGCTCAACGCTCCGATTTTTGGATCGTGGACTTCAAAGATGCCCTGGCGGGATTGAACCTGAGCATCTTATACAGCAAGCCGATGACGGACGGTTTGGCTGCTTTTTATCTGCCGCCCAAGTTGCAGTCGTATTTTGCGCAATCCGTCACCCTTCCAGAGCTGAAAGTGCGGGCAGAACCGATCCGGCGTGATTCACGGGCCTACCCCACACCAGCCTGGGAGGAAGCCCTGGAGCCGATCACGATGACCTTCATCCTGGACTCTTACACCAGCGGGGCCACGGGCACGGCCAACCGGTCGCCCTACAAGTCGGACATCTACCAGATGCTCGATGGTTGGAGGATGGTTGTTCGGGCTGGGCGCGGCCCGATGTCGGGCGAAAGCTCGATCCGCCTAAACACGGATTACCGGATCGACTACTGTTTCGACGTGCGCCTGCTCTTGCTGCGCGGCTGCTCCAACCCGCGAGTCTATGACACTGCTGCCGGTCAAAAGGCCCTCATGACTGCGAGCGCCCTGGCTGGAGCTTTCGGCTTTTCAACCCTGCAAACAGTCGGCGAGGCCGTGTCCAACTACGCTGCTGACAACTCCGTCATTAACGACCTTGAGTTTTCGATGGAATACCGGTTGGTGAACTGCTGGCTCGGTGGGTTCAAAATCAGCGATCTGAGCTATGAGGCGGCGAAGATCGTCACGCTGTCCACGACGTTCTACGCCGACGACATTCAACAAGTGCCTCAGAACGCTACTTAGAGTGACATTATGACTCCAGACCTATCGCCATTGAAATTTCCAGCGCGGTGGACACTCCAGAAACTTCGTCCGCCGAGCCGGAAGAAGTTGTTCCTCCTGGAGGACTTCTCCGTTGAGGGCGAAACCAACCTGGGGTGCTGCTACCGCTTCGAGCCGGGAGAGCAGGTATTGGCTGCTGGGGACGGCAAAGTCATTTCGATTCGCTTGATTTTTTCGATCTGGAAATTCACGCCCAATACGCTCTTGGGAACGCAGCCAACCTACGAGGTCACGATTGACCACGGCAACGAAATCTGGACGACCGTCCATGGTCTGGCCTCCTGCACGGTTCAGACGGCGACGCCGGTGGTGCGCGGCGACGTGATCGGCAACCTCCTGACGGACGAGCTTTTCTTCCAGATCAAATGGATGGGCACGCCGCATGATCCAGCTTCGGTCAGCCGCCATTTTCAGGTCCAGGACGGCACCCACGCGATTGGGCGCACAGGCTTCATTCGAGAAGCTGCCGACCGGCTCCCTCGGACATTCCTTTCGGTCATCCGCCAGATCATCGTCAACGGTGTCCATTATTTTGTAAACATTTTTGGCTATCATCCGCCTGTGCTGGCGGACATTGACTTCAACGGCAGTGATGGCACCGTGCTCGAAGGCCGGGGGGCGCTCGGCTACTCGTTTTTCATAAACTTCAACGTGGTGGACAACGGCAGCGTCGATTTGATCGGCAGGGGATTTTATGACTTCAGGCCCGGCAATGGCCTTTATGTGGATATGGCGGGCAGCGGCAATGCCGGAGGTTCGATGAGCTGGTATGGCCGTATGGAGAGCAAGACGACCTTTACCTTCACGACCGGGCACATCTTCCGGTTAAGCTGGCGGGCGGCGGGCAACCAGCGCCTTGCTCGTGCCCACGAAATTCTGAATTACAAAGCCGGGGCACTGGTCGATGCCAACCTGGACATCACCGACTGGATGCAGGATTTCCAGGACTACTACGTCGATTTTACTGGCGATGGTTCCACCGGCACCATTTCGTTCCGCAAAATCGCCTTGGAAACCGATCCCGGTCAAGCTTATGGGTCGCTGCTGGATGATGTAGTGCTCGAAGACCTCACCGGCAGCACCGTGCTGCTCAACGACAATTTCGACACCGAGAACGGGATCACGGTCACCCGCTACTGGGGGCCTGCGGTGGTCGGCGACACCAGCGACTACTGGAACATCTACGTGCCGGTGCTTTACACAAAGGATTACCGGGACTGCTACTGCTCCTACGGCTATGGCGGCACACCCGAAGTCTGCTTCACCTACTCCTCGGTGTCTTACATCTACCTGAAGGACGCCAAGCAGGTGGACACGCGCATCTGGCTGGAACGGGTTGCTCCCTTGGTGAATAACAGTGGTGTCACAGCGACCTGGAACGGGATGCTGATGACCTGGATCGGCGGGTTCGATATGGGCGGCGTCCCCTATACCACCGTCTTTCGGCTCCACGGCCTGCCTCCCGGCATTTATGGGCTTTACCTTTACAGCAATCAGACTTTCAGTGGCAGTGGTTCCGACTACTACGTCCAGGTGGACGGCGGAACCATCCTCAGCGCGACGACTACCCCCACGGGGGCAACCTCCTGGATTCAGGATGACAACTACGTTCTGTTCAGCAGCCTGGATATTGTTCCCGGTTCTACTATCAGAATCGAAGTTCTTGGCTATTTGGCCGGGTTGCAGATTCGCCGCGTATGAACGATGTCCCAGTCCTGATTTCGACAATCGTGGTGGTGGACGAAAAGACCGTAGGGTCAATAGGTTCCATCCATGGGAGCTTTCACCGGCAGAGCCATCCGCACAAAGAGCTGGTTTTTGTAAACCTTTTGGACAAAGACCTCGGAGATGGCATTCAGGTCAAGCCGATCAACGGTGAAAACGCTATTGCTGCTGGTGTGCGGGCAGCCAGGGGCCAGATTTGCGTGCTTTGGACGCTTGGCTGGTGGTATCACAGGGACGTGCTCAGCATCCACGCTCGGCTGACCACGACTTACCTGAAAATCGAACTGCGCCACGACCTCCATGAGCCGGTCTATAGCACGTCATTTTACCGCCGCGCTTACAAGGCCCTGGATTCACCGCTGATGAAGACCCACCAGGTCGGTGCGGTCGGCTTGGTTGAGCGTATGGAGGGCAACCATGACCCCAAGGGATGGCGGCTCTATCATAGCGGCAACTTGGGTGACATCATCTATTCCATGCCTGCCTTGAAGGTCATGGGCCACGGCATCTTTTACTTGGGCACGGAGATCAAGATGAACCCAAAACCGGACTTGCGCGAAGTCATGTCGCCCAAGGTGGTCAAGAACATCGCGCCCCTGATGCTGGCCCAGCCCTATGTCCGGTCAGTTTACTTCACGGAGAAGATGCCGGTTGTGAACTACGACCTGAACCTGTTCCGCAACTTCGCGGCACCAGGGAAGAACCTGGTCACTCAATCCCTCGACGCCTGCTGCCTGAGCGCCGAGACCTTTTTCAACGATCAGGTGCCCTGGTTGGATGTTGACCCGATCATTCTCAAGCGCAGCGTGCTCGTCCACCGAAGCCATCGTTGGCGCAATCCGCAGTTCCCCTGGCACGACATCGTGAACAGGTTCCGGCGCGACATGGTATTCATCGGCACGCCGGAGGAGTATGCCTCGTTTGTTTCGGACTTCGGCCTGATTCCGCACGCGCAGACGGCCAACCTCCTGGAACTGGCCCGGCTGATTGCGGGCTGTCATTTGTTCGTCGGCAACCAGAGCTGTCCCTACGCTATTGCCGAGGGGCTAAAGGTGAACACCGTCCAGGAAACCTATCCACAGCTCGCCAATTGCTTGTTCAAGCGGCCCAACGCCATCTACGGCCAGGACAAATTTGTTTACATTCCTGAGCTGAGGCACCTGCCGCTCAATCCGCGCCGGAAGGAGAAATGGCACGTCCGAAAACTGACGCACCAGGCCCCGGAAATTAACGTCGTCGAGCAGCCCACTAAGTTTGAGGAATTCTACACCCACAATGGCGTCCCGGCCACGATCAGCGGCCTGCACCGAAGTATCGGCATGGCTTCCACGCACCTGTTCGACAACAGCCGGATGCTTCAGGCCATTCCCCTGCCCCTGCCGATGAAGCGCAACGCCATCCAGTGGACATTCGGCAGAAAGGGCCGGGTTGAGGCGTGGTTCAATCCCAGCCTGGCCATCTGGAAGGGTAAAAAGTTCCTGGCTTATCGCGTCGAGTGTATCCCCTGGTTCCGACTCTCGATGGTTGCCGTCAACGAACTGGATCGGGAATGGAACCCAATCCTGGAGACGACCAGAGTGTTCGATCTCCATTCCAAGTTTGGCAACTACTGCGTGGAAGACCCAAGGTTTTTTGTTTACAAAGAAAATTTGTGGTTGGCCTACACCGACTCTCTTGAGGTCGGTATCGCCCGATTAAACGACGACATGACCACGGCGGAGAGTTTTTACCTAGAGCGCCCCTGGTATCACACCAGGCCGGAGAAAAACTGGACGTTCTTCGAGGCGGAAGGTCGGCTGTTCGCTACCTACGGCATTGTGCCTCACAAGGTTCTTGAGGTCAGCGTGGAAGACCACACGACCAAGTTCGTATATGAGACCCGCTTCGACCACAACTGGACGCGGGGCGACCTGCGCGGCGGCTCCTCGCCGGTGCTGCACGACGGGCTGCTCTGGTCGTTTTTCCACTCCAGCGTCAACATCCGTGAGGAGTCCTACGGCCCCATCCGTCAATACTTTATCGGCGTTTACGCCTTCGATCCCAAGCCTCCCTTCAAGCCGGTTTACATGTCCAAAGTGCCACTCTTGGCGGGCGAGGAGGAGAAAATTCAGCATAATCGGCCTTCCCAGCACTCCGTGATCTTCCCTTGCGGGGCAATCCGGGCCGCGTGCGGCTGGCTGGTCACCTTCGGCGAAAATGATTGCCGCTGCCGAATGGCGTTCTTTGATGATGGAATCGTGAATGAATTGCAAAAGCTATGACGGTTACGCTGCCGCAGATAATTGACTGGACGGTCACCGAAGACGCGGAGGCATACGTCCAGTCTCATCGTATCCGGTTGTTGAGGACGCTGGAGTGCGTCCCGGAGGGAGGCCCCGGCAAGGCCCTGCTGGACATGGGCAGCTATCTCCAGATGGCTCCGGTTTGCAAGTTCATCGGCGGCTACCCGGACGTGTATGCCTGCTACTTGGGGACAGGCACGCGGAACGCAAACATCATGTCCCGCGAGGGTAAAGAGTTCCAAAGCCGGATGGACTTCTTCGATGCCGAGAAGGACACTTTTCCCTACCAAGATGCCCAGTTCGACTGCGTGCTCTGCTGCGAGGTCTTGTCCTACATGCAGTGCGACCCGATGTGGATGATGTATGAGATCAACCGCACCATGAAGGTCGGCGGCACCCTGATCCTGTCCGTGCCCAACGCCTGCTCGATCAAGGCCGTCTGGAAAGTGCTGAACGGGTTCCACCCCGGATTTTTCAGCAACTACATCATCTCCAGCGAGCCGCGCCTGGCCAGGGAATACTCGCCCGGCGAGCTGAAAGACCTGGCTGAAGCCAGCGGCTACCAGGTGACAGAAGTCAAAGGCTGTAATTACGCGCTTGATTTCACCGAGACCGACCGCCACTTGATCGACCACCTGAGAGCCAATAGCTTCCCGGAGATCATCCGCGAGGAGTGCCTGATTACGGCTGCCCGGAAAATGACGGCACCGCAGTCTCGCTATCCAAAGTGGTTATACTACTAATGAAGATAAAATTGGTCATGCTCTACGACGAGGGCCGGGCGATGCTGGGGGAAGTCAGCGCCCCGCTGGTCCAGGCGTATGCCAGCAAACACGGCTATGGATTTGTCTGCTACCGGTCGTTGTTCAATCCGCAGCAGCCTGCTTCCTGGAACAAGCTCATGGCCGTGTGCTCGCAGATGGACGACTGCGACTGGATTATGTGGCTCGACGCGGACATCGTGCTGATGCGCCAGGACATCAAGTTGGAGGAGATCGTCAATACCTTTTCGTGGAATAAGCCGTTGCTCATCTCCCTGGATAAGTGGGGCGTGTGTTTTGGCGCTTTCTTGGTCAAAAATTGCGCCTGGTCGAAGGCTCTTTTTGATCTGCTGCCTATGCTGGGGACGGTTGATCCGGTTGGTCCGTTTGGCACCCGTGACGCCTGGGAGCAAAACGCCATCAAGTGCCTGATGCAGTTCTTCCCGGATTTTCGGAGCAAAATTTCGTTCATCCCGGAGTGGCTGATCTGCAACCAAGACTCCGACTTTTGGCCGGACGCCTGGATGAAACATTATTGGGCTGCCGGAAAGGTTGCCGTCTTAGAAACAGTCCGCGAACGAATGCTGGCGTGCGTGCGCGATGGCTGGTCAACGGAGGTGCATAAGCTATGAGAAATTGCCTTATCTTCGGTTCTGGCAGGTGCGGCACTTCCGCCCTCGCGGGGGCCTTGGCCAAGTCAGGAGTGTTCACGGGTCTGCACCCGGTCGGTGCGACCAGCCAGATGCCACAGGGCTACTGGGAAGACCACGGGGTATGCTGCTGGAACAACGATCTGCTGAAGCAGGTCTGCGACTTCAAAGGCATTTTAGTCGCTCCCATCCCGTTGGAAGCCCGCGAGAAAATGCCGCTGGCAAGGTTCCCCGATCTGATGGCCGTGCGGCGCTACTTTTGGTTTCAGCCCTATGCTTTCAAAGACCCGCGCTTCTCTTTCACCTACCCGGCCTGGAAGCCTTTCTTCGTTCAGCCGCACGTCAACATCGTCCTGTTCCGCAAACCATCCGATTTCGTGGATAGTGCCCTGCGCTTGCGGGCGGATCATCCCGTGATCGCCCAGGAGAGGTCTGCCCTGGAGCAGATGTGGCTCAATACTTATGAGCATGTGCTGGCCAACGACGACGGCACTTTTTGCTATATCGAGACCGACGAACTGATCGACGGCTCGATCCTGCCCTTCCTGGAGACACTGCTGAGTTACACGATCAAGCGGGACTTCATCCAGCCGAAAATGGCGCACATCACCAGGGGTAAAATGACCGCTAACGATCTGTGGCCGTGCTACCGTGAGCTGTTGGAGCGAACAAGCAAGAGGAGCGAACTTTTAGATTCTTCGGCTCAGGCAGCCGCCCCGTCAGCTCGGAATGGCTAAGACCCCCAAACAGGGAATTCTTACCGCTTCTTCGGGCTTCGGAGGTTCTTGGGGCATCCGCTGGATCAAGTTCAAGGCGAAGGCAGCTTTGGCCTGGCCGTCCTGCTGGATGGCCTGCTGCTGTTTGTTCGGCTCGAACTTTCTCGAAATGTCGATCATTTGGTTCAATTCCATAAACTTCGTTCTTAACTACAGCATGTCGCCGGATAAGATCAAACGCGAGATTGGCAATGCCTTCGAGGTCATCAAAAACCGTTCGACGGACGATGAAATCTACATCCTCTGTCCGGTTAGCGGGTGCGATGACAAAACAGGAAATCGGAGCATCAATGTCAAGACCCTCTACACACATTGCTGGCGCTGCCACGACCCCCAGCCCCATCACGTCAAGTCCCTGTTCAAGTTAAAAGGCTTGGAATGGGCCGACGATGAGGGCAGCGATGGCTTTGAAGGCTTTGGGCAGCAGCTTATGGAAGGCGACATGAGAAAGGCGGTTACGCCCGTCCAGGACATCGAACTGCCGACCGGGTTTGAGCTGCTGAGCAATAACCGCAAGAGCTGCTATTGGCGTTTCTGTCGGGACATGGCCGAACGCAAGCACTTGAGCATCGAAGACCTGGAGGAAGCCGGGGCTGGATTTACGCGCACGGGGCCATGGGAGCCGTTCTGCATTTTCCCGGTTTACGAAGGTATGCGATGCGTGTATTACCAGGGTCGCACCTACAACGACGAAGGCTTTGAGAGCACCAAGCGGTTTCCCGGCAAAAAAGAGGTTCCCTACGGGCCAAGCTATTGGGTTTACAACCTAGACGCCCTGACTGACCTCCAGGTGAGCCGGGTGATCGTCGTGGAGTCGATCCTTAACGCGCTGTCGCTCCGGCACAAGTTGCGCGAGCTGGATGTGGCCCATATCGCACCGGTCTGCGTTTTTACCCATCGCCTCAGTCGCTCCCAGGTTGCCAAGTTCCAGCGATACCGCCACATCAAGGAGTTCTGCATCCTGTTCGACAGCGATTCCAGTGACCTGGCCGTCGAGACCGGGGCCAGGCTTGGGGCGCTCCTGCCGGTCACGGTTGCCCGGATGCCCCACAGCCGAAGTGCCGATGGCACCGCCCGGTTGACCAATGACGCTAACGATGATGTAGAAGCGGCCCTATACGCCGTGACGGAACGACAAACGCCACTCCCGCAGGACGTAGCCATGATGCGCCTGGGTAAAGACTTCCCTGGCGCACGTGGCAGCCTGGCCCACGATCCAGGAGCAAAATTGTAAACAAAAGTAACTGCGTTCTTTTTAGGTGGTCGGTGCGGGGACAAGCAGAAGGTGTGCGAAGCCTATGAATATGAGAGTTATGGCGGGCAGAGTGGTGGTCAAGCAACACGCAACGAAGCTCAAGGGCGCGATCCAGCTTCCTCCCAATCGGGCGAAGCTCTACGAGATCGGCGAAGTGATCGCGGTCGGCGCGATGGAGGGTTATGGGCCGGATGGCAAACACAGCACCAAAGAGACTTACATCGCTGGCGATCTTGTGCTGTTCCAGCTTCCATCGTCTTTAGTCGAGAGTCTCACCTTCGACATCAAGGGCGTGCTGAATTGCTTCCTCCACGTCGAGGACATCATCGCCAGGCTCACCAGGGACGTGATCGAGTTGGAATCGTTCAAGATCGTGGGGCGTTTTGTGCTCATCGAGCCGTCTGTTCGCCGCGAAAGCCTTATCGTTCTGCCGGATACCGCCGAGGATGCCAAGAGGGAAAACCTCCATTTCAGCGTGCGCCAGGTCGGTGCGGACGTTGGCTATCCATTTTACACCGGCCAGGAGGTTTTCCCGGATAAAGGCCGGGTCAACCCCATGACTATCGAGAATACTGAGCTGGCTTTCGTCGATCAGCAGTTCATCTACGGCGCACTGGCCACGGATTGAAAAGATAGCGATGGCTGGGCCACGGCGTAAAGCGCGTAGTTAAGCCGATGATAACGCTGATGTTTGCTGGCAAGCCGCTACCACCGATTCTGACTGCCAACGTATCGGCGGCGCTGAGCATCCTGGTGGACGGCCAGGTTCCGTTGCAGTCCGTTTGGTCGGTCTGGGCGACGGTCGAAATTGCCTCTGGAACGACCCCGGTGATTTCGTTCACGCCGGTTGATCCGGTCACCACTTTGATCGACGTGTTCGTCGTTAAAGGCGACGGTTCTGCTCAGCACCAAAGCTTTTTCGTTCAAGTTGTTAGCACTCCCATTGGCCCGATTACGACCTCCATCAATTGGAGCAAGATTCAATACCGCAAGAGCGACCCTATCGACGCTCAAATCGTCTTCAGCGACCCCAGGGGCCGGAACTACCAGTCGCTCACTTGGAACCTTTACCGGAACAGCATTTGGCAGGCATCAGGCACCACCGCCACGATCCACTACGAAAACGCCGATCACGGTGTTTACCGGATCGTCTCCAAGGTCATTGACAACGATAACAACACTGTCACTGGCGACAGCTCAACGGTCGTGGTCGGCGACTACGAAATTCAGGCCAGCCTCCAGCCGCAGCCGGGCAAGACAATGCAATTCCTGGGCTATGCTTATACTGGCGAGCAGATCGGCGAGGCGAGCTTTTCATCCACCGTGGCTATGCCTATGACCGCAATGGCCGAGCAAATTTACCTGCTGCCAGGCACGACTTATTTCCAGGTCGAACTTGATCCAGAGACGGTGCGTGCGCCGGGCCAGGTCGTCGTCCGCACACCCACAGGCAACTGGTCTGTCCGAGGCGAAGCTCCGGGCACGATTGACCTGCCCTACGAGTTTCTGAGCAACACTTACTTCGTGCCCGCGCCCGCCGACCTCCGGCTCCAGATCACGACCGAAGGTTTCGCCACGTCGGTCGGCCCGCAATTGCCATTCCGCTTCCGCATCCGGGTGAAGTGCTTTTATGATAAGACCCAGGTTTATGAGTTCAGGCTGTGCCCTGAATCCACGTCCGAGGGTGGAGCAGGCCAGCGTGCCCGGCGCTTCGCCGTCCTGTTCAGCAAGGTGAACCTGCTGACCGATACGGATACGCCCGAAGGCCGCATGGGCAGCTCGCCGACCGCTATCCAGACCTATGAAACTGACTTGCCCGAAACGCTGCCGGTCACCCTCAGCTTGGAAGGCAGGCCCGACATTTCGGAGCAGTCGCACCGGCTGTTCTACACCGATCAAAACTGGACGACTTCGTATGACCCGGCGACTGAAGGACTTCTGGAAGTCGATGCCCACTCGACCTATGCCATCGAGGAATCGCGTCCGTTCACAATTTCATTCATGATGCCCGCCTACCCCACGATCATCCAGCGTCCTCGCCGGGTTTGGGGCAAGGTCGCCATCTACTTGGCCAATGGCTATGTGAATGCGGGGACAGTCATCAGCGTGAACCTGCTCACCGCAGGCGGTTACAGCACTCGTTCGGTCGCGGTGCCGGTTATGGCGGATGCTTTCAGCCCTGACCTCCAAACCTACCTCAAAATCGCAGAGGCAAATGTTGACATTTCCGACGCTGAGTTCATTGACAACGGCATTGTTGGCATCGTCAACCTCGACGAGAGTGGGGCCGATCTCGTCTCCTGGCCGGTTGGAGTTACCCGGCCCGATCCAGCCGAGCTGCAAGGCACGGTTTACTCGATGGTTTCAGGTCCATTCGCCCGTTTTGACGGCGCGTGCTATCACAACGTCGGCCCGTTGGTCGCCATGATGGGCACTACGACGGCTAGCGCCAACGGCACCTACACCGTGGACGCTTCCGGCACCATCTACCCACTGGTCGCTGACATCATCGCCTGCTACGACCCAAAATGCGTGCCAGCGGGCCTGTTCTGCTACGGCGAATACAATGGGGCTACTAAGCTCCATGTCCTCCAGCCGCTCTATAATCCGGCTCCTTACGTGGCCCCCGCTGACCAGGTAACGCGCTGTTACTGCAATCCGTGCATCACTTTGGAGTGGGTCGGCACTGATGGCATCCTGCCCGCCTATGATCCGTTTGTGGCCTACACGAACGGGAGCTACTGCGGTGTGGCTTATGCCTTCCTGGCCTGCAACGGCACCAGCAATCCACTGGTCATTCCCTATCCCAGCACGACAATTCCTCCCGGCTACGTGGCCTACAACGGCACCTGCTACGGCAACGCGGGCAGCCTAGCTTACACAACCGGCTACAGCCTGGTCGGGCGCGACGAAGTGGATGTGGTCTATGACTGCCAGGACTCCTTCTGCACCGGCTCCGCCACGGGCGGCATGGTTGTGCGCTACCGCGACCACGAGACCCAGCGCGACGTGGACGTTTACATGAACCACATGGACACGGGAGTTCCGTTCCAAGGTGTCGTGCCGCAAACTTACGACGACGGCGCGGCTGGTTTGATCGAAGGCCACGCAACGGTTATCGTCAGCAAGAATGTCGTCGAGCAGCCGGTTTTGGTGGTTCCTGGCAGTGGCACTCTGGAGTTCATCGTTTCGGTGAGCAGCAACGACAAGCAACTCATCCGCTATCGCGCCGGGGTTCCAACCCGATTCCCAATGCGCTTGGGCACGTTCGTCACGAAGATGGACGTGAGGGCAGGCGATCAGATCAACTTCAGGATGTATGCCAAGAGAGCGACTATTCACATCTCCTGGAAGCCCTGGGTGCCCCGGCCTCGCCTCTACGCGACCGGCACGCTTTATCCTACGGCCCCGACACCAATCCGCGCCGTAGGTTTCACCGGCCTGACGAATCGCAGTGAGTATGCCTTCTACGGAACGCTGCCCGCCGATGTGTCCATGACCGAGGTTAATCCCGACAGCATCCTGACAGTTAAAGCGAGCGGCGTGGAATACGCCCTGGTGCGAGCCAGAGGTATCACCGATTCAGTCCCGGCATTGCCGTTTCCCTGCGTTTGGTATGGCAGCAACACCCCGTTGGTCGGCCCGCTGGTCTTCAAGCTCTATTCCGGGCGCGAAGATGCCGGTGGAAACGGCGATCTCGATGTGTGGCTGGCCGAACAGGGAGAGTTGGCACCCATCTTCGCGGCCAATTCCTACCAAAGTTTGGTGCGATACGGAGACCCGCTGCCAACTAACCGGGTGCCGGAGGTCGAACGCAACAGCCTTCGGGTGGTGGACTCGGCCTTCACCTATCGCTGGCCTTCCGCCTATATTGCAAACAACGGCAACCGTCTGGTCGTAGCCGCTCCGCCGATCCCGAATCGGCCCGTCGCACTGGTCTATGCCGATCTTTACACCTGGGCTGGCACCGTGCCTGGCGGGGCCTACAACATTTTGCCCTGGAACATCGGCAGCCGGATGTCCGTCAACGACCACATTTACGTGGATATGCTGGTGATGCCGGACGGCACGCGCATGTTCGTAGCTGTGGTCAATCTCATAAATTCCAGCACCTTCGTCACCAGCCCTGGCGGCTCGCGGGATACGGTTCGACAGACGACCCTTGACTTTGCTGCCAGCGTGGGCGCTGACCTGGCCTTCAATGGCAACTTCTTCCTGCCCTTCCCGTCTGCCAGCCCGAACGCGGCGGATGTTGGATTTGTGGCGTCGTCAGGCATCGTTTTCTCGCCCTTCGAGCCTCAGCCTATCGGTATTGGCTACGCCAATCAGAGCTACGCGATCCTGCCGTATGCCCCGGCGCTAAACATCGGCGTCAGCGGCATGGCCACGGTCGTCCACCGCGACGGAGCCTACGTGGACAACAAACACGTCCTGGAGGGCGTGGCCTTGTGGAATGGCGTTGCGGGCAGCGCCCAGGTCGTTACGAACGGCGTCAAAACCATTCCGATCTATGGATCAGGCACGAACCAGCTCACCGCCATGAGCGGCTACTCGAACAGCAACTCGTGGTATAACCTCAAGCGTGCCCGCACCGTTGTTGGCGTGAAGAGCGACAGAAGCACCCTGGTCGTCTGTGTGGCCGAAGGTGTGAGCGGATCGTTGGGAGGCAACGGCGGCATGGCCGTGGGTGACATCGTGGACATTTTGATGCGGAACTACGCCGTCTATAACGCGCTCAATCTCGATGGCGGCGGCAGCTCGTCATTGGTGGTCAAGATGAACGGCAACTACACTATGCTGAACACCAGCCTTGATGGGCCGCTGGGCCGTGCCGTGGGTTGCAACTTGGCCATCTCTATACCATAGGCGGCAGTTGCCGGGCGTCCTCCCGGCTCAGCCGGTCCAAGTCTTTCTCCAGATCGCGCCTCGCCAGCGCGGCCTGAATTTTAGCCATCAAGTGAGGGTCTTTGCTGATGAAGGTCCGTGCCACTGCCAGAATACCCATGAATGCCTCCCTGAGCACATCTGGGGAGTTCTGGCGGATCATTACATAGCACGGCGCAAAGGTGCCTCTGGGATACGAAGCGACGACCTGGATCACGTAATCGTTGCTATCCGTAGGGCAGGAAGCCATTTCGACCCTGGCCGTAACATTCTGTGGGTCATACACGTAGCCTGGATAGCTGGTGACATAGACCAGGCGCGGTGCCTCCTTAACCATCATTTCCAGGATGAACCGGTCCATCTCGATGCAGAAACCGGAGTGACCCACATCGGCTACGGTCTGGAAACCAACCTCGCGGAGCAGGGCGCTGGCGGCGCGAAGGGCCTTGAAATAGAGCGTGGCCCGTTGGTGCCGGGTCAGCGGCCCCGGCGGCTGGGCAGGCTCGCGGACAGCGTGAATCCTGGGGTCGTATTTGACGACGGCCCCGTCCTGGTTGGCGATGAAACCGATTTGCTTCACGCCAGGAAGAACAAAAAGGCCGAGCCATTCGGCCCGGCCTGCGACTGTATGACTGCCTTTGTCCGCGAAAAGCTTACGATGCGGCAGGCTCGTTGTAATTGAGACCGTCCGGGTTGAGCTGGCCGGTTGTGGCGTCGAGGGAACCCCACTTCTTGGTGAGATTCGGGGTGTTGAAGGCCGGGTCGAAGCCCCAGCCCTGACGACTGACCTGGCTGATGTCGATCTGTGCCCCACGAATGTCGCTCTTGTTGCGGAGGACAGCCGTGATGTTGACAGTGGTCGAGCGAACGACGATGCCGTTGACTGTTGCGGCGACACCCGACCCGAAGAAGCCGATGCGTTTGCTCAGGAGGTTGTAGCTGCGGGTCACGGCACCCCGTGCGGCAACCGTGATTTCCGGCCCGACGTATGCGCCGATGCCAAGTGGCGTCACGTCAGCGTAGCCGGATGGGGTTGTGGTGGGAGCCACATATTGTTTGACGCGGATGTAGGCCGCGATTGAGCCGGTGTTTTCAAAGATGAAATCCACCGCGCCCAGGCGCTCGTTAGCCGTCTGTGCGTAGCCGGAAAGCCGGGTTGCGTCTGTTCCAAAGGGAACTAAACTTGCTTGATTCATAGGTTATGTGTTTTTGCTGCGTTTTGCACTCCCGGCTTGGCCTGGAGTGCCTTAATCACAAGTAACCACGCGAGCACTTTTTAAGATGCCTAACACTATTGAGAGTTAAGGCGCTTCGATGGGATAGAATTTGTTTACACCTTTTGGAAAATCAGCACGAGATTGGTCTGCCAGACGAAGGAGGCAGCCAAATTGAACCCCTCGGTGAGCTGCTTGTTGCAGAGGACCACGATGCTGTTGGCCAGATCGGTGACCGTCGCCATGTCAATGCGGAAGACTCGTGTGTTCATTTCGGAGCTTCCGGGATGTTGTTCACTTTGCGGGTGATAAATTCAACTGCGTTGCTGCTCAGGTTGCCATCGGAGTCCCTGGCGAACATCAGAGAAGCACCCGGCTGGCTAACGGCATTTTTGCCCACCGCAAGGCGCTGGTAAACCAGTCCACCCTTGATGATGTGCTCCATCCGAATCTCCATTATTACGTCGGGCACCGTGGCTGGGTCGTTGGTATTGCCGGGGACGAAAGCGAACTCGCTCCTGAAATACCCGAAGCGTATCTCGTAGAGCTGGGTGGATGGGTTTTCCGAAACGCTGACGCCCAGGCCCGTTTGGGTCGTGGTGATGACCGAGTTCAGGTTTTTGCAGCCCGTGGCACAGAGTGCCAAAGCCGCGCCGAGGAAAAGAATTTGCAGCTTTCTCATACAACTTACCTACCTTTAATTTCCAGGATCGTGCTGCTGTTGGTTGGGATGCTCGCCGCCACAACGCTGGAGAGGCCCACGTTTACACGGCCAGACCCGGTATAAACGCCCAGCGTGCTTGCTTTGACCACGGTCACCTGGTTGGTATTGTTTACGCGGAACACTCCGAGGCCGAGAACCAGGTGGGTGCTCTTTCCCAGGGGCACGCACCCGGTAAGCGCCAACAGAATAAGTGGTAAGAGCCTTTTCATGCACCTGATCCCGCACTGACCGTAAAGTAGAACGGAATTATTTAGAAATTTGATCCCCGTAGGCCAACATGGCATCGTCTTCCAGGACGACCCCCGCGTTCTGCGGCGGATTCTGCTTTAGGTATCGGAGCATGATGTCCTGCTTGGAGCGCGGGATCGGCTGGTTGCCCACTTCCCCCTCTTTGTTCCCCGCGACGGTCATCTCGAAATCGTAGATGGCCTCGTCGGCGCGGTTGGCCAGGGGATGGGCATAATACCGCTCAGCCTCCGCGATGTCCTTCAGGATGACCTTGTAGCGATCCTCCGAGTCCGCTTTGACGCTGGCCAGGAAGTCGTCGAGCGACACTTGACGATAGGCCGGGAAGCCCTCCAGAGGCACCCAGGACACGTCGATCCGGCCCCCCTGAATGTCCACGATGGCCACGCGCTTGGCTTCCCCGGACTCGCCCCAGTCCTGCTGAAAGGGGGAGCCGATGTAATGAAGCTTGCCGAGGGTTTGCGGCTTGTGAATATGTCCAAGTAAGCCAATGTTTACAAAATCTAGCGCCTCCTTGGAGAAGCCGCCCGCTGCCGTGCCCGTAGGCATCTGGCATCCGGCGACCTGGAAGTGGCCGAGGAGCAGCGCGGGTCTTTTGGGCCGGTTCAGCCGCAGGAAGTCCGTAATCGAGCGTTCGTCGTCTTGATAGCTGATGCACAAAATGTTTACTTTTCCGCACGGAATGGCCTCGCAGCCGTCCACGACATGGAAAAAGGCCCGGAACATTTTCCCGGCGTGGATTTTTGGCGAGCGTAACCATTGCTCATGGTTGCCCACTAATTTTAGATTCCATTCCCCTTTAAATTCCTTCAAGTGATCGCATAAAAGGTCAATAACTGGCACCGGAATTGCGCTTCTGTCGTCCGTAGTATCACCGAGATCAAAGAGGGCGTCACATTTTTGCTCGCGGTATATCCGTTTCAGTTCTTTGAAAAACCGGTCTATTCTCCAGAGTTGGAGAGATCGGCTAGGGTCCGCAAAACAGCGTTCGTGGCCGTCCGTCGCCTGTAAATCGCTATACACTAAGGCACGCATATTGATGATTATGAACACGTTCAATCCAAGCGATGAACTCCTCTTTTGTCATGATAGATTTAGCCACGTTGCAGATTCGGCAGCACGGCACCACGTTGCTCAGCAGGTAGCCGCGTTTGGGATCAACCCGGTCAAGACCGTTATACGTGAACGTGCCGTAGGCATCGTGGTATTTTGTCTCGATATTGCTGGGAGGACACCCGCAATAGTGGCACGCCTGCTGAGTCAGTGCCAAAAACTGGGCCTTGCTGATGACGAACTCAAGGCATTTGTTCCGTGCCCGCATGAGATAGCGGTTGTAAACAAAGTTCAAGCAGGCTTCGCCACAACCAAGACGCTTTTTATAGTTGGTGATGTGAATTGTCGTTTCTCGCTGGAGGCACCCGCAGCTCCTCGTAATCCCCCACCGGGCAACGACTTCACTGCCACAATCGCATTTGAAAAGGAACTGCCGACCGCCCCAGCGGTCGGGTTCCGACTCTTTGACCAGGGTTAAGCGCCCATTGTGGTCGCCGGACTTGCGTTCAATCCGTGCTGGCATACCGCCGTATAGAACCAAATCCAGCAAGTTAATAGTAGTGACAAATTGATCCATAATGCGCTTAGGCGCGACTCGGCGCTGCTTTCTGTTCCGTTCTGTTGAGTGTGCGAGTTATTGTTGTGCGGCTCTACTGCTTAAAAGTGAACGGATGGATGGTGTGCGAGGTCACTGCCGAAGTCCCCTCGTGGCTGCCGATTCGTCCAAAGTTGGATCGTAAGTGGCTCCGCCAGGTCGTGACCCAAGCCCTTGGTGAGTATTTTTGCCCGCGCAACAAGTTCGACTTGCAGGACGTAGTTAGAGCATGACCTACAAAGAACTGGCCATATTGTTGGTCGAAAAGCTGGCGGACGCGAGTATCGACAAGAAAATTTCGGTCTATGTCAATCGGCTTATGCTCCGTCTTCACTCGCAACAAGCTTTGATGGCCAATCTGGCGGACGTGGCTGTTTTCAAGCCTGGAATCGAAAGTAATACCGATGACCAGGTGGAAGACGGCGTGTTCAACGAGGCTGAGGAACGGGAAAAGCCCGAAGCGCCCACCGATGAGGTCATTGTCCAGCTCTCCTTCCGCCGTCTTCCCCAGGAAGTGATTACGCCGCTCCTTCGGCTAATTGCCGCTCCGCGAGAGCCTAAACTCTTTCGGTTCGTGAAGGACGGCCAAGCCCGCACCGGTATTCAACTTGAGCTGAAGCCGGAGGACTTTCCTGGCGAGGAATACGACTACGCTTTTTGATGAGTGTGACTCCATCCGAGATTGCCCGAAGGATTGCAGGCACTTACATCGAGGATGACCGTTCTCCCAAGCCTCCGCTGTCGGCGTGGATTCAGTCTGAGTGCCGGGCTGGTTGTTTTCGGGAGGCGTTGCTGGAGGCGATCAAGGAACAGGACGAGCCGCTAAGCGTGGAACTGGCAGTGGTTGAAAAGATTGACGCAGACAAGATCACGGTGCGGATACCGTGCCGCGTTGCCGATCATGAGAGCACTTCGACGTTCGAGTTGGACGTTCATTTTGAGCTTAACCCTTTGACGCAGAAGGCGCAGAGAGTTTAGTCCATAATGTCCGTGTCAGTGCTCGCGTGCTCAGGGTTCTTGTATGCCAGCCTTCCCGCCAGATGGTCACGGCCAATCTTGCGGAAAAACTGATTGACGGACTTCACACCCAAGATTGGTTGATCGACCAGCATTTTGCTCACGATAGTTGCCTGGTCCTTCGGAATCCTAAACGACACGATGTATTCTTTGAGCTTTCTTTCAGCCATACGCTCGATAGAACGGAATCGTTAGCAAGGGTTCCCGTTCTTTTCGGTAGTTAAAAGCGTATGGCAAACACGACTGCGACAAGCCTGCTAAAATATTTGGGGATGATCGGCACATCCGGGCAGCCCACCGGAAGCCTCGTCCCGCGTGCTGGCACGCCCACAGCAGATCAAGAGCTATTCAAGGATTTTCAGGAGGCTGGCCGCGTCGCCAATCCCGATGTCTGGTCAAGGTTCAACGCCTACATGCGCCGTCCGGTCACGTTCGACGCGATGCTCCAATTGTGGGATGAAATGGCAGGGTGGGACATGATGGCTGCCGCCCTAGTGGAAATTGTTGACGAAGCTACGCAGCAAGACCAGAATAGCCCAGCCACTCTCTGGTATCAGTGCAACGACCGTGAGTTTGAGGACGATTTGAATGGAATGCTCATTAACCTCAACGCTGAGGAACTGCTGCCGTCCCAAGTTTACTACGTTTCTGCCCTGGGCAATCACTTTGAGAAGTTGGAATACGCCCCTGGCGAGGGCGTGATGGGCATGTCGTTCATCCATCCGATGGATATTCGCCGCTACTGGCTCGAACGGAACCGCAAGGTCGTAGGCTTTCGCTGGACGGGTCACAAGCCCAGTAAAGAGGCCGCGTTTGTTCACCCGGACAACAAGACCCCTATTGAGCGCGTGGCCATCAGCGACGGACAAAACATCGAGGAGCTTTGGTATCCCTGGGACATGCTCCACTTCCGCCGCATGTATCGCCTCCGCATCAGCGAACATGGCGAGCCGATCTTCGACGAGGCGCAGGGGATTTACAAAAAGCTCCGGTTGGCCATCGACCAGATGGTCGTTCACCGCGCCCAGGTTCAGCCCGACCGCTATGTCATCAACATCGACACCAAAGACCAGCCGCCGATGGAGCAGATGAAGACCGTGCAACGGTGGAAGCAGACGCTCCGCAGCAAGTTGTCCTTCGGCCTCCAGAACCAAGGCAGCACGGGGCTGACCTCCGACCTAACCGACCCGATGGGCTTCCAGGCTTTTTACAACGCCTGGTCGCTGGACACGATCCTGTGGGTCGCCAAGCCAACCGGCTTCGAGCACACCATCGAAAAGCTCCAGGGCACGCAGAACATCCCCGATGTTTACGACATCGAGCTGTTGACCGACTTGTTTTACTCGATCATCGGTATGCCGCGCTCCTGGTTCGGGGCCAAGACCGGCAGCGGCGGGGGCGACCAGGCCATGTCCGGCAAGGCGTTGTTGGCCCAGGACATGCGGTTCTTGCGGAAGATCAAGGGCATCCGCCGTCCGCTGCTCAACGGTTATACCTGGCTCGGATACTTCCATGCCGTGCTCAAGGGCAAGGACATCCGTGAGCTGGACATCAAGGCGATGATGCCGCCCATTGGGTCGCTGGAAGACCAGATGAAGCTGGAGATGCTGCGCCAGCAGGCTGAGGTCATGGACATCCTGGCCGACGTGATGGCCAAATACAACCTTCCCCGCGAAGCTTGGGTCGAGACGATTTTCAAACGCTACATGAGACTGCCCGATGAGGTTGTCAACATGTTCATCACCGCGCTCCCCAACGAAATCGAGGAGCCAGCTATGGAAAGTTTACAAAAACGACCTGCTCCCTACAGCTACCGCATCCTGCGCGAGATCGAAGACAAGGTGCGCCAGAATGGTGAGCTGGTTAACCTGTGCGAGGAGCTGCGCCAGGGATTGAAAGGCGAAGCGGCTCCCGCCCGCAGCCGCGCTCACCGCAAACTCCACGAAAACATGCTGAGCGTGAAGGGCATGGCCATGAAGAAGCAGATTGGTGACTGGGATGTGATCGTCTCCTCCTATGGCCGTCACCCGATGGAACTGAAGCGCCAGAGCGAAGCTGGTAGTCCTCCTGAGTCTGGCCCAGCCCCGCTCAACGAAACGAAGGCCGCACAGCCTTACCGGCAATTCTACCCGGAGAGGATGTAGTAATGCTCACGATCACTTGCGACCTGGCGCACACGGTGAACCAGATGGTTTTGCCGGGCAAGGACTATGGCGTCATCCACCTGACCGCCTCGGTTACGGACAATAATCCGGCTCTGAACACCGTGGGAACCACGCTGGACTGGAACGATGGCAGCCCGCCTGTTCAGATCGCGCCCGGCCAGAAACCTATAAACATCAACGAGACCCGCGAGCTGCGGCTGGGCACCTACTATGTTACCCTCCTGGCTTACAACTACCAGATGCCGACCCCAGGCTTGGCCGCATACTACATCACCATCGTAGTTCAGCCGGAACAGCTTGTTCCTACCACGGACAGCTACCTGTTCGGTCCCATCCTCCCCATGGACGATAAGTTTCCGAATGAAATCGAGTGGAACTTTCATACGGGCATCAATCTGGATGTGCTGAAGTCATCGGTGAAAATGCTGCTTATCACGAGCAAGGGCGAGCGGGTCATGAACCCGACTTACGGCACCAACCTGCGTCGGGTTGTCTTCGAGCCAAACGACGGTAACGTCACTAGCATCATCCAACAGGAAATCGACGAGGCCATCAACCAGTTTGAGCCACGGGTCGCCCTAGAGTCCTTGGAAGTGATCCGAGAGAGCGCACGGGCGGTCTTGGTCAACGCCAAGTTCCTATCCCGGATGAACCAGACTACCTTTAATCTCTCACTGCCATTCACGCAATCATGAGCCTGACCGAAAGAAAGAAGACCATCAACCGGCAAGACTTCATCCGCAAGTGGATGCAGCAGTGCGGCGTCACTTATGATGTGGCCTGCCAGCTTTACCGCACAATGGTCTCGACCTTTGAGGAAGGCGTCGCAGATGGCAGTAAAGTCACCATCGGAAGGCTGGGAGCTTTGGTGCCTCAGTGGCAGGAAGCCCGCACCGTAACGATGGGCTTCCGGCGCACGCCCAATCGGGGCGTTGTCAGGCAGAAGCAGACCTACATCCTTGATCCAAGAATAAGATACAGGTTCAAAATTTACCGGGAGTGGATGAACACCCGGCACTTGAACTGGTATGGCTGAGTAATTAAAGCGTTATGGCAATCGACCTGCTATCAATCCCGGATGCCGCAGCAATCAACTACGGCGAGAATGACGTGCGCCACTTCACGGAAGGCGACGCAATGGATGTGCCGGGCATTTCCCGGCCCACGCGACACCTGGCCCAGCGCGACGTGGCCATTGCCACGAAAGTCAACGAAGTGATAGAAATTGTAAACAATAAAGAACAGTTCGTGCCCTTGCCGGTGCTGCGGACGACGCTCCCGCCCAACGCCGAGGAGATCATTCAGAATTTCCGCATCCCGCCCGGCTTCGAGTGCCGCGTGCTCAACGCCATCGTGACCTCGATCCCAGCCTCCTCCAGCGCCGAGCTGGACATTTACTACACGCCGAACAGCTTCGGGAACTCGACGGGCGCTCAGATTGTCAGCACGTCCGTCGAATACACGGGCGGCACTCAGTTTTACTCCAGTGGCGAATTCATCATTACGCTCAAGAATCGTGGCGGCTCGACCTTGGAGATGATCGCCTCGATCCTGTTGACCATGCGGCCCCTGGGGGCCACGTCCGCATTCCTCCTGGCTTCGGCCACAATCGCGCCTTCAGGGCCTCCTGGCGTTGCTGGACCACCGGGGCAGGCCGGGGCAGGCGGGGGGGTCGGTCCTGCGGGAAGTCCGGGCCTGGCCTGGAGATCGACTTACAATCCATCAACTCCGTATGGTGCCTTGGACGTGGTGTTTTGGGACGGCTCCTGCTGGAAGTCCCAGGCTTCAGGCAACACGGGCAACACCCCGTTCGACGGTAGCACTTGGTGGGAATATCTGGCTCAGAAAGGTGATCCAGGGTTTGATTGGAAGGGCATCTATGATCCGGTCCTGGCTTACGCCTTGAACGATGGCGTGGAATATCTGGGCAGTTCCTACGTGTGCGTAGTCACGGTCTCAGCCATAGGCCATGATCCGGTCGGCTATCCTGCTGACTGGGATTTGATTGCGGCCAAGGGCGCGGACGGTTTTCGCTATCGTGGCGTTTGGGGCAATCCGCCCGTGGACAATCCAAGCACGCCTTACGCGCTGAACGATGTGGTCAACTACTCCGCCAGCGGTGTTACTTCTACCTATGTCGCCATCAATCCGACCGTGCCTCCGCCCCGCTGGGATCAAGTGCCTCCAGGCAACACGAGCTGGCAGTTGATGTTCGGCGCACCGTTGACGACTTACGGCTTCAATACCGTCACGGGAAAGGCTTACGTCGAGGCCGACTTCTTGCCAATGGATGGGGATGGGCCTTACGCTAGCATACCGCTCAGTTATCCTGGCACCGCAACCACTACTTTCACCGAGTTTAAAGTGGCGGATGCGGCGATTGGCCACGGTTTGTGCGTCCTCAAGTTCGTTCAGTATGCCCGCTGGCTGGGTTCGATTACCCTGGTGCTCCCCAGCCTTAGCTCAGTGCCGACTGCGGCCACAGTGAATTGGCTGGCGGCGGACACGGTGCTTACCGTCAACAGCGCCGGAACTTTTACCAGTTATGGCACCCATCCAACGCAGGTGATCTCTGGGGCACCACCCGTGGACGTTCCTGGATTTGTGACCAATGGGACGGCAGTCGGGCCGAGGCTGCGCCAGTGGGACGACAAGATCACAATTACGAATACGCCCAACCAAGCCAGCAATATCTACCTGGGCCTTATTGGGTTCCGGTCTTATTAGCGGGTAGGGTAACTCTGAAAGGAAAGGCAGGTGGAGGCCCGTCCGAACAGGCGGGCCAGGTTGCTTCCGGGCTTTCACCTCTGGCTACGCGGGCTTTACCTTCCTCGTAGTGCTCCACGGCCTTCTTCCAGAAGACATCCTTGCAGTCGGGCCAGTATTTGGCCATGTAATCCACGAGCATGTCGCCGTAGGCGATGGAGGATTCGGCCATCTTCTTTTGTTGTATCAGCGCGAGGATGACCG